ATAATCCTTACATCCGATTCCGCAGAGGCGCATAAACCCTTGCCCCTGCGGAATGCCCGGACTTACCATAAGGGGGCATGGGCGGCTCCGAATGACAGAGGGGTCGCCATTCAAAATTTTTTAAGGAGGATGATTATTATGGCAATGGAGATTACAAACAATTACAGTAGTTACGTAGCAAGCTACACCGACACTACGAAGAAGACAGACAGCAAGGCGGCATCGGAGGTAAAGACAAACACATCAACAAACAGCAAGGATAAGGTGCAGGCATATTACGAGAAATTGTGCAAGAAGTTCCCTAACATTACTTTTAATACAGGTAGTGGTCTTATGAGCGGAAATGAAAATAAAGTGGTAATAAATCTTTCCAGCGAATGTTTAAAGAAAATGGCAAATGATCCAGAATTTGCTAAGAAAGTAGAGTTTAATTTAACTGGTGCAGTTCCAGGACAAAATAGAATGTTTGCACAAGCCAAAGCTGATAATGCAGTGATACATGGTGTTACAACTGTAATAGATGCCGATGGGAATGCTTCCGTTACTTGTGGTGGTATGACAAGAACAAGTGGTTCAAAACAAAATTCAACTACACTGAATACGGAAAAGAAGCAAAAAGAAAGATTAGAGAAAAAGCGAGAGGAAAGAAAAATTTTAGAAGAAAAGGCGACTAAGAGACAGGCGGAAAAAAGGGCAGAGAAGAAGGAGCAGATGGAAAAGTTGATAGAAGACAGAGGAGCAGATACGTTCACGGTAACGGCTACAGATACCGATGTAAAAAGCGTTACGCAGAACCTTATAGCTGCAATTTCTGGTACATCAGTATCTACGGGAGCAGGTTTTGATATAAAGGCGTAAATAATCTTTACACCCTATTCCGCAGAGGCGCAGAAACCTTTGCCCCTGCGGAATGCCCGGACTTATTGCGAGAGGGCATGGACGGCTCTGAACGACAGAAGAGCCGTGATATTAAAATAATTGGAGGATATTGGAAATGAGCATAAATGGAGTAGGACAGAATTATTATCAGAACAATGTGACGGTAACGAAAAGTTCAAAGAGTGTAAACAACACAGAAGAAACAAGCGGTATGCGGGAATTATCGGAAGCAGAGGAAATGGCGGCATTCAAAAAAGAATTTTATGCCGAACTTGAGAGGATACCAAGGGATAGAACAATAGCAAATGTGGCTGTTAACATATCAGAAGAAGCATTTAAGAATATGAAAGATGATCCAAAGTACAGGGAACAGATGTTATCTGTGATTAGGCGTGATATGACGGGTTCTGTTGCTCCGGCCCCGGATTGTTCTTTGGTAATTACAGTAGGAGCTACAGCTAAAGACTATAGGGCTGATGGATGGTCAGTTAATAATGATTCGGAATTTTACGCGCGTTCTCAGGACAGTTTTTATAAGAAGACGAGTGAAAAGAAAGACAGGCAGAAGGAGCTTCTGGAGGAATATCTGGAAAAGAGGGCGCAGGCAAAAAAACAGCAGCAGGAAATGTTGAATGAAAAGATTGCAAAGATGGAACTGGAGAAAAGCAGACTGTCGCAGTCATGGAGCAGTGAGAGGCAGATGGCAAAAGTGGCTGATGCATATGATGCCAATGTTATGATGGAAACTGTTGCGGGCAGTGCTTCTCTGCTTGGCTGATAAAGGGCATTATGCCCGGACTTACCATAAGGGGGCATGGGCGGCTCCGAATGACAGAGGAGCCGCCATTCAAAATAAAAATTTTTAGGAGGACAAAATTATGGCAATGGAGATTACAAGCAATTACAGCAGTTATGTAACAAGTTACACTGACAGTACGAAAAAGGTGGATATGTCTGGGAACGGTATGCTGACACATTTATCACAGATGATGGTGCAGCGCGCTGAGAACTGGATGAACGGCATCGGCGGGACAAACGATATCCTCGGAAGCACAGTGCAGTCAGCAATCAGGGCAACGGAACAGGCACTTTATGATTTAGACCATCCGCTTTCCCCGGACAGCGTAAAAAGCATTGAGGTGCAGAGACAGCAGGTGAAGGAGAGAGCATTTTATCAGTTGTTTTTGGTAAAACTGGAAGGCTGCTTATAAAGGATTATGATAGATTAACACCAATGCCCCACAGAGGATAAGCAGGCATCCCTGTTTTCCGGCAGATTGGCAAATCGGGGAGCAGGGGCGGCTTTGGTGGATGGCGGGGAGTAAAAGGAGTGGAGAAAGTATAAATGAATATTTTTCTTAATAATCAAATTAGGCGGAATCAGACACTGCTTGACATTATGTTTGGCAGAAAGGTACAGAACACAAAAACTAATAAGAATATGCAGTCCGGCAGGAGGGATACCGTCACCATAAGTAGCGAGGCGCAGGAACTGTCCATGAAGAAAAGCATATCGGGCAGGACGCGGAACACAAGCGTAGATAGCACGATTGACCTGCAGAAATATATAGATGATGCCAGGGAAAGCAATCGCGCGGCATTGGAAAATGCGGGTAGTGAGATTGATGTCAATGCTGTTACATACACGGACAGTTCCGAAGCATTCCGGGCGGCACTGACGGATAAATATTCAAAACTGGCGGCAGAGGCAAAGACGCATTCCAACCCAGAAGAATATATCTACGGGAAATATTATGACAAAGGCTCACAGTATTATGAAGCGAATCTGACAGAAACAGAGCGCCGGATTGCCTATAACTATGAAATGCAGATGTATAAGGACGGAAAGATAAACGGCGTAAGTTATCAGGATTCCCTTTTCAGGGGAATTGAGATATACGGGGATGTGAAGGATAATGACAGGATCATGTTTAAACGCCAGACTATAAACAGGCAGATATCCAATATCCTGTCGGGCGCGGGGATTGACACTGCAGGGATTCCGGACACCTGCTCTTTTACGGTTGATCCATACAGTTATTATATTTCAGTCGATGGCGTGGACGATTCGCTTAAGCAGCCAATGGAACAGGCGCTCAATCAGGGGAGCAATGGGAAGAACCTGTATAAGCATATCCTCACCTGCTCTACGCAGGACGGGTGCAACAGTTCGCAGGTTTCTGCGGATTCCAAGTTGAAGTTTCAGGCATTCCAGCAGGTGTATGAATATATCGGGCTGAAACTGAATGAACTGGATGAGAGGGGCGGAACTTATTATACAAAGGACGGAGAGGACATAAAGGAACTGGTCAGGACAGCAGTGGATAAGTCAGGCACGGTTCCGTGTGATTACAAGGCGCAGGTAAAGCAGTGGATATGCGGGATGATTTCAGAGATTTCCGGGAAGGGCTGGAACAATGTGGCAGATATGAATCTCAGCATACTCTTCCAGTCGGGCAGGCTGATTGACACGAAGCAGTCCATCGTTTATGCACAGGACAGCGAATGGATCAAGGACACGATAGGTTCCAGTTGGTACAGCGTGACAAATAAGTGATGAAAACAAATAATGCACAAGTGATAAAAGGGAATCGGTGGACAGGAGGTGGCTGTGCATCCTGTTTGGCGAGCCGTATGAAGCCGAGTTCCAGTCCGGCGGCGGAGTCCATGTGTATGATGAAAACGGTGACGAAATCCTTACATACACCGCAGGCGTGGGCTGGCATGAGAAGGAGTCGAAGGGGGAGACGGAAGTGCATGGCGCTTTGAAGGCTGCCTATTATGATGCGTACCATGCGGCAAGGCAGGAGATAAATTCCGGCATTGCCGGGATGGAAGTGCAGGGCGGGTTTGATGCGAGGGCGTAAGAAAAATAATGATGATGAGGATTTGAAGGGGAGGCGTTTATTGGGAGATTCCAATAGGCGCCTTTGCATTTTGCAGGAGAGGAGGTGGTAGGTATCCGGAGAATAAAATGTCCGAACAGGCAGTGCGGCAAGCGGGTCTGCGATATCTGGGAGACACGTTTCGGAGTCATTGTGATAGAACTGAAATGCCAGCACTGCGGTGAGGTAGTACGGATATACTGGAAACCAAAGGAGAAAAAATAAATATACATAGATGAAAAGAACGGCAGGAGGATATCCTGCTGTTTTGCTTTTATGGATTAAAGCATTCCTTTTATGGGCATAATAATTCTATCAATGGAAAATTTTGGTAATTCCATTGGGCGCAAAACTGAATAAAAAGTACCGAGCGAGTGGGACCGCATTGCGTCGAGTCACGAATGGCCGGAGTAAAGCTAGTGGGTTTTAATGTGTGTAGTTTTTAGATAGCTTTCCCTGGCCATTCTCTGTCCATTTTTCAAAGCCAGTCCCACATCTAAAATTAAAGCGTTCCTAACTTTACGAAGCCGTAAAGGAAGGAACGCTTTATGTCTGATAGGAAGATCACAGTCAGGTCAGGAAATGAAGAATTCACACTGGATGTTACGGAAGAAGAATACCAGAGATATTACCGTCCGTGGTGGCAGATGAAGAAAAGGGAACAGAGGAACAGGGAAGCGATGGAGTTAAACGGGTACACGGAAGAATCCTACGAGGAATGGAAAGAGAACGATATGCGTTCAGAACTTTTTGCGGAGAGCATGGAGGAACTGGCGGAAAGGAAGATGCTGCTGAATGTCCTCCGTGACGCTATGGATTCCCTTATGCCGGAAGAGCGGGAGCTTGCCATGAAGGTGTTTGGGGAGGAAATGAGCATTTGTGAGTTTGCAAAATCGAAAGGAGAGAACAGACGGACGCTGGCATTCCGCAAAAATAAGGTTATGGAAAAACTGCGCCATTTCTTCCGGGAACAGGGAATTGATGTGTGATTCCCCTTTATTCGACAGGAAAAGATACGTTTGTCGAACGGTTTTCAAAAAAGTTTCATTTTTCATTGCCAATTTTCAAAAAAGTGTCATTACGACAGTGAAGGGGTACAAGATTATCCGCCCCGGAAAGGAGGAATGGAACCTATGGAACAGTCACAGGAGCTTATCGGCATCCTGCAGGCAATCAGCATCGTTGCGAAGAGCCTCGCCGCCAAGCTGGTGCAGATCGAGAAGGAAGTGGAAGCCTATGAAGCCGCGAAAGCGGCCCATGACAGGAAAATGAAGAAAGGATGGAGGCGCTGATGCGTAAGAAGGTTTTTATCTGCAGCCCCTTCCGCGGGGACATGGAAGGGAATGTGAGAAAGGCGGCGGCCTACAGCCGCATGGCGGTGGAGGAAGGGCATCTTCCCATTGCGCCGCACCTTTTATTCCCTCAGTTCTTGAACGAGGGCATTGAGGAAGAAAGGCGGCTCGGCATCGCTATGGGGATGGAGCTGCTGAAAGGCTGTGACGAGGTGTGGGTGTTCGGGGAAGCCACCGAAGGGATGGCGGCGGAGATCGCTTATGCCACGGAGCAGGGAAAAGAAATCATATTCAAGTAGGAGGCAGTGTAAATGGGAAGTGAATTATTAAGGATTGCAGAAGGTTTCTCCATCGTTGCGGAAGGTCTGCGGGGCCTTGCCAAAGCGGAGGGAGGCACTAAGACAGCAGAGAAAGAAACGAGGAAAACACAGAAGGCACAGCCGTCAGTTTCGGAAAAGGCACAGCAGGAGCAGCCCGCCACGCTGGAGGGCATCCGTGCGCTGATGGCGCAGAAGACGCAGGAAGGGAAGTCAAAGGAAGTGAAGGAACTGTTGCAGAAGTTCGGCGCGGCGAAGCTCTCGGCGGTGAAGCCGGAGGACTACCCGGCGCTGATGCAGGAGGCGCAGGTGCTGTGATGGGGAAACACGCATTACTTTCCGCATCCGCCTCAAAGCGGTGGCTCTCCTGCACGCCTTCCGCAAGGCTGGAGGAGCAGTTTAAGGACGAGGCGGGCGGCAGCGTCTATGCCGAGGAAGGCACTGCCGCCCATGCCCTTGCGGAGCATAAGCTGAAAAAAGCATTAAAGAGGCGCTCCAAGCGCCCTGTGTCGGATTACCACTGTGACGAGATGGAGGAATGCACGGACGGGTATGTGGCCTATGCGATGGAGCAGGTGGAGCTGGCGAGGCAGGAATGCAAAGACCCTGTCGTCCTGATCGAACAGCGGCTTGACTATTCCGCCTATGTGCCGGAGGGGTTCGGCACAGGGGATTTACTGATCGTTGCTGACCATGTGCTTACCGTCATTGATTTTAAGTACGGGAAAGGCGTGGCGGTGGAGGCGGAATGGAACCCGCAGATGATGTTATACGGATTAGGGGCGCTGGAACTGTTCGATGCCCTTTATGACATTGACATCATCCGCATGGCCATTTACCAGCCGAGGCTGGAATCTGTCAGCACATGGGAGATCACCGTAAAGGATCTGATGGAATGGGTGGAGATGGAGTTAAAGCCAAAGGCTGTGCTTGCCATCAAGGGAGAGGGCGAGTTCCACTCCGGCGACTGGTGCCGTTTCTGCAAGGCGAAGAACACCTGCAGGGCAAGGGCGGAGGAATATTTGAAACTGGCGCAGATGGAGTTCAAGGCACCGCCGCTGTTATCGGATGAGGAGATAGCGGAAGTCCTGAAAGTGGCGGACGAGCTTGCCAAGTGGTCTGCGGACGTCTACGCCTACGCACAGGACGAGGCGGTCACGAAGGGGAAAAAGTGGGCTGGCTTTAAGTTAGTCGAAGGCAGGAGCAACCGGAAATACACGGATGAGGAGGAAGTGGCGCAGGCGGCACAGAAAGCCGGGTACACGGACATCTACAAAAAGACGCTCATCGGCATCACGGAGATGGAGCGGCTGCTTGGGAAGAAGAAATTTGCAGAGGTGCTTGGAAAACTGGTCTACAAGCCCCAGGGCAAGGTGACCTTAGTGCCGGAATCGGACAAACGGCAGGAAATAATGGCAGCAACCGCAGAGGCGGATTTTAAGGAGGAATGAATACCATGAGTAATGAAAACGCAAACCTTACAAAAGTGATCGTACCGTGCAGGTTTTCCTACCTGCACTGCTGGGAGCCAAACGCAGTGAGCGACGGCGACCCCAAGTATTCCGTATCGGCCATCATACCGAAATCGGACACGGAGACCATCGAGAAAATAAAAAGGGCAATCGAGCAGGCGAAGAAGGATTCCGTCTCCAAGTGGGGCGGCAAAGTTCCGGCGAACCTGAAACTCCCGCTCCGTGACGGCGACATTGACCGCCCGGAGGATGAGGCGTATGCGGACAGCTACTTCTTCAACGCCAACAGCAAGCAGGCGCCGCAGGTGGTGGATAAAAATGTACAGCCCATCCTTGACCAGTCGGAGGTATATTCCGGGTGCTATGGCAGGATCAGCGTGAATTTCTACGGCTTTTCCACCAACGGCAATAAGGGCATCGCCGCGGGGCTTGGCAACATCCAGAAGCTGCGTGACGGGGAGTCGCTGGGCGGCAGGACGAACGCAGAGGATGACTTTGACGCAGTGGAAGTGGATGATGAGGAAGATTTTCTTGGATAGGCATATCGGGGCGGCGGGGAACTGCCGCCCGTCATCCAAAGCAAATACGCAGGAAGGAGCCATGAAATGGAAAGGGTTTTAAGCGCCGATATTGAGACATTTTCAGATGTGGATTTAATCAAATGCGGGGTATACGCCTATGCGGACAGCCCTGCTTTTGAGATTTTACTGTTTGCCTATTCCTTTGACGGAGGGGAAACACAGATCATAGACCTAGCGCAGGGGGAGAAGCTCCCGGCAGAGGTGGAGGAAGCCATCTTTGACGTGTCAGTGACCAAGACGGCATACAATGCCAACTTTGAACGCACCTGTTTATCAAAATATTTCGGGAGGTACATTCCCCCGGAGTCTTGGCATTGCAGTGCGGTACAGGCGGCCATGCTCGCCCTGCCCCGTTCGCTGGAGGACGTGGGCAGGGTGCTTGGTCTGGACGAGCAGAAAATGAAGGAAGGGAAAGAACTGATCCGGTATTTCTGCGTACCCTGCAAGCCAACGAAAGCAAACGGCGGCAGGACGAGGAACCTCCCCTGCCATGCGCTGGAGAAGTGGGAGCTGTTCAAGACCTACTGCAAGAGGGATGTGGACGTGGAGAAATCCATCCGCAGGAAGCTGCACAATTTCCCCATCCCGGAAAGCGAGATGGAACTGTACCGCTTAGACCAGCGCATCAATGACCGGGGCGTACTGGTGGATATGGGGCTGGTGGAACAGGCCATTGCCTGTGAGCGGCTCCATAAGGAAGTGGTGACGAAACGCGCCTATGAACTGACGGGACTGGAGAACCCCAATTCTGTGGCGCAGCTAAAGGGCTGGCTTGGGGACATGGGGATGGAGGCGGAGAGCCTTTCCAAAAAGGCAGTGGCGGAGATGATAGCGGAAACGGACGGGGAAGTGGAGGAACTGCTCAGATTAAGGCTGCTGATGGCAAAAACGTCTGTGAAGAAATATGAGGCTATGGAGAGAAGTGTCTGCTCGGATGGAAGGATACACGGGATGCTGATGTTTTATGGAGCGAACCGCTCCGGGCGATGGAGCGGGAAAAACGTGCAGATACAAAATCTGCCAAAAAACGACATTCCCGATCTGGAACTGGCAAGAGACCTTGTGAAGCAGGGCAGATTTGAGGATATCGAATTATTATACGATTCCACACCAAATGTGCTTTCAGAATTAATCCGTACCGCTTTTATTCCAAAGCTGGGATGCCGTTTTGTGGTGGCAGACTTTTCTGCCATTGAAGCCCGTGTCATGGGGTGGCTCTCTGGCGAGGAATGGGTGCTGGACGTTTTCCGTGGTGACGGGAAACTGTATGAGATGACGGCATCAAGGATGTTCGGCATCCCGATGGCGGAGATTGGAAAAGGCAGCCCGGAGAGGGCAAAAGGTAAGGTTGCAAGTTTATCTTGCCAATATGGGGGCTCCACAAATGGGCTCATCTCAATGGGGGCTTTGGATATGGGGCTGACAGAAGAGGAACTTCCCCCGCTCGTAGCTGCGTGGCGGAAAGCCAATCCGCACATGGTGCAGTTTTGGTGGGATGTGGATGCCGCCGCAATAAAGGCGGTTACCGAAAAGCAGAAAACGAAGGTCGGGAAGATCATTTTTGAGTATATGAGCGGGATTTTATTTATCACGCTCCCGTCCGGGCGGAAGCTGTCCTATGTAAAACCGAGGATGGCTGTGAACCGATTCGGGCGCGATGGGCTGACCTATGAGGGCATTGCGGAAAACAAGAAATGGAGCCGGATAGAGACCTACGGACCCAAGCTGGTGGAGAACATCGTGCAGGGGACGGCCAGGGATTTGCTGGCGGAGGCGATGCTCCGTGTGGAGAAAAAAGGATACCCTATCGTCATGCACTGCCATGATGAGATCATAGCGGAAGTGCCGGAGGGCAGCGGCTCCGTGGATGAGATGTGTGAAATTATGGCGATTCAGCCCAAGTGGGCGGAGGGATTACCGCTCCGGGCGGATGGTTACCAGTGTAGTTTTTATCAGAAAATGTAGAGGGAGAAATATATGGAGAGAAGGAATGCGGAAGGGTACCATGACCCCACAGCCTACGGCGGGATGCGTATGGCGGAGCAGAAAGCGGAAAAGGAAACGGTGAAGATGGTTTATAAGAACGGGAGGATGGAGCTTTATATCCATGAGTTCTTCCCATGCACAGCGGCGGTGGCAAAGAAGGTGTTCCCGCTGATCCGGCGCTTTGCGAAAGAGGATGACAGGGAGAAACTGAAACAGTTTTTACGGATAAAGGCACGGGAGCATTCCGGGAAAGCACAGGCATTTTCGGAAAAGGCGGAGTCCCTTACTGCAAAATCGGAGGAATGGCATTTCTACCGGAGGAAAGCCAGGGAGGAACAGATCATTTATAACCAGTGCGTGAAAAATCTGAAATTATTGGAGGGCAGGAAGGAATGAGGATACAGATAGCAATAGGCAATTCAAGGATGGAGAAACGCTGGAATAACGTGGAGATGGAGCTGGGTGAATTTATAGAACGCATCTCTCACACCATCCGCACGGCGGAGACCGTGGAGCAGTATATGAAGATGACGAAAGCAAAGCAGGATGCCATCAAGGACGTGGGCGGTTATGTGGGAGGAAAACTGAAAGGCGGCAGGAGGAAAAAGGACTGCGTGGAATACCGTACCATGATTGTGGAGGATATGGACCATGCAGTTCCGGGCGTGATTGAGCAGATAGAAATGCTCTATAATTACCGCTGTCTTATTTATTCTACCCATAAGCACACGCCGGAGAATCCGAGGTATCGTTTAGCAATCCCGCTGTCGCGCCCGGTGTCGCCGGATGAATATGTGGCAATCGCAAGGAAGGTGGCGGAGGACATCGGGATTGAGATGTTCGATGACACCACCTACGAGCCGAGCCGCCTCATGTACTGGCCGTCCACCTCCGCTGACGGGGAATTTATTTTCCGGGATATTGAGGGGGAGCCGTTAAATCCGGACGATGTGCTATCACGGTATAAGGACTGGCGGGATTCCTCCGAATGGCCGGTGAGCAGCAGGCAGCAGAACATCGTCCAGAGGGAAATGCGTAAACAGGCAGACCCGCTTTCCAAAGACGGCGTTATTGGCGCATTCTGCCGGACGTATTCCATCGAGGATGCCATCGCAAACTTTCTCTCTGACGTCTATCAGCCAAGCACCATGCCGGGGCGGTATGACTATATCCCGGCAGACTCACAGGCGGGCGTGGTCATTTATGAAGGGAAATTCGCTTACTCCCACCATGCCACGGACCCGGCCTGCGGCAGGCTGATGAACGCCTTTGACATGGTGCGGATTCACAGATTCGGTGAGATGGATGCGAAAACGTCCGAGGACACGGAGCCTGCCAAGCTGCCCTCCTTTACCGCTATGAGTGAGTTTGCCGTGAAGGATGAGAACGTGAAAGCCACGCTGGCGCAGGAGCGGCAGAAAGCGGCGGGGGAGGAATTCGCCCCGTCCGATGACTGGCAGGGTGCGTTGGAACTTGACAGGCAGGGTGCGGTAAAGCCCACGCTGGATAACCTTGTGCTGGTCATGCGAAGCGATGAGCGCCTGCGCTCCATTGCGTTCAACCTCCACCGGGACGGGATAGATGCCGGGGAGGGACTTCCGTGGAAGCAGATCAAGCCGGGGTGGAATGATGCCGACTTCGCATCCCTGAAAGTATATCTGAGCAATGTGTATGGCGTGTACTCCCCGACCAGGACGAAGGACGCTGTGCTTGCGGTGGCGGCGAAGCGGGCATACCACCCGGTGCGTGAATACCTTGATGCCCTGCCGGAATGGGACGGCACGGGAAGGGTGGAGACTTTGCTGGTGGATTACTTCGCCGCAGAGGATACCAGCTACACGCGGGCGGTCACCCGTAAGACGATGGCGGCGGCTGTGGCGAGGATATACCAGCCGGGGATCAAGTTCGATTCCGTCCTTATCCTGAACGGTCCGCAGGGCATCGGCAAGTCCACGCTCTTTGCAAAGCTGGGTGGCGCGTGGTTCTCCGACAGCCTGACGCTCACGGATATGCGAGACAAGTCCGGCCCGGAGAAACTGCAGGGGTACTGGATACTGGAGCTGGGCGAGCTTGCCGGGATGCGCAAGACGGATGTGGAGACCGTGAAGTCCTTCCTCTCCCGGGTGGATGACAAGTACCGTGCAAGCTACGGCATGAACGTGGAGAGCCACCCGCGCCAGTGCATCATTGTGGGAAGCACCAACTCAGAAAACGGCTTCCTGCGCGACGTGACGGGCAACCGCCGCTTCTGGCCTGTCCGGGTAGGAAGGGAGAGCCGGAAGAAGCCCTGGCAGATCACCGGGGAAGAGATATGGCAGATATGGGCGGAGGCGGTGTCGCTGTACCGTTCCGGGGAGAAGCTCTACCTCGAAGGGGAGGAGGCACAGATCGCCATTGCGGAGCAGGCGGAGGCGATGGAGACGGATGACCGGGAAGGGCTGGTGCGGACGTACCTTGACACGCTGCTCCCGGAGGATTGGGATGAAATGAGCTTATATGACCGCAGGAATTTCTTAAACGGCAGTGAGTTCGGGGAATCGCAGCGGAAAGGCACCGTGCGCCGGACGCTCGTCTGCAACATGGAGATATGGTGCGAGTGCTTCGGGCGGGAGTCTTCTGCGCTCAAAAAGATAGATTCCTATGAGATCAATGCCATCATGCGCAAGATCGAAGGGTGGGAGAAGTACGCCGGGACGAGGACGGGGATGTATGTTTTCCCCGTTTACGGGAAGCAGAGGGCGTACTGCCGGGAACAAACGGAACAAGGCAGATGATTGTTCCGGCAGATTGTTCTCTGAAAAAAGCCAGCAACTATGGGCGTTAGCGGATTTATAGGAACAACGGAACAACCTTTACTATATGAGAAATATAAAAATAAAAGAGAAAGAGGATGTGTGTGTATGTCATATACGCGTATAGCAATATAGGGATTTTTTTGTTCGTTCGTTCCGTTGTTCCTGAGACTGGAGGCAGCTATGTTTTTGGAGGATATCCTGAAAGACGGATTCGTAAATTATAAAAAGGTGTATGAACTGGCAGAGGAAAACGGCATAAAAAAGACGGAAGTAAAGCGGCAGAAGGCCCTGCTGGGCGTGAAGTCAGTCCATGTGGACGGAGAGGAAGGTGGGACGTTATGGCTGTGGTTCATTCCGAAAAACGTGTGGAAAAGATATTCACAGACGCAGTGAAAAAGATGGGAGGCATGGCGGTGAAATTCACCTCACCCGGATTGGATGGGGTGCCGGACAGGATTGTTTTATTGCCTGGGAGGAAGATTGCATTCGTGGAATTAAAGGCTCCGGGGAAGAAGCCGCGGCCATTGCAGGTGAAGCGGATGCGGCAGCTTAAAAGTTTAGGCTTCCCCGTCTATGTGGTTGACGGGATAGAACAGATCGGAGGTGTGCTGGATGAGATATGTGCCACATGAGTATCAGGAATATGCAAAAGAATTTATCGTGAGCCACAAGGTGAGCGCGTTATTTTTGGACTGCGGGCTTGGCAAGACGGTGATCACGCTGACCGCCATATGGGAACTGCTGTATGACTATTTTGACATCCGAAAAATATTGATTATAGCGCCCTTGCGAGTCTGCTATTTAACATGGCCTTCCGAACTGGAGAAATGGGAGCATCTTTCCGGGATTGGGATGTCGGCGGTGCTTGGTTCGGAAAAAGAACGCACAGCCGCGCTTGGCAGGAAAGCGCAGGTGTATGTCATCAACAGGGAAAACGTGGAATGGCTGGTGGAAAACCATGCATGGGATTTTGACATGGTGGTGATCGATGAGCTTTCCTCCTTCAAATCCCATAAGGCAAAACGGTTCAAGGCACTAAAGAAGGTGCGCCCGATGGTGCGGCGCATCGTGGGGCTGACAGGGACGCCCGCACCCAATGGGCTGATCGACCTTTGGGCGGAGATCGGCATCCTCGACATGGGGCAGAGGCTTGGGCGGTTCATCGGCGGCTACCGGGAGCGGTTCTTCGTGCCGGACAAGCGCAGCCGGGAGATGGTATTTTCCTATAAGCCGCGGGAGGGCGCGGAGGATATGATTTATAATTTAATCTCCGATATCTGCATCAGCATGAAGGCCGTGGATTATCTGGATATGCCGGAATGTGTTTATAACCGTGTGGAGGTCATTCTGACCGAAAAGGAAATGGCACTGTATGAACAGTTGGAGCGGGATATGCTCCTTCCCTTTGCGGACGGCGATATTGACGCGGTGAATGCGGCGGCGCTTTCCAACAAACTTTTACAGATGGCGGACGGGGCGGTCTACGATGAGAACGGGAACGTGAAACACATCCATGACCGCAAGCTGGAAGCATTGGAGGACTTGATTGAGGCGGCAAACGGCAAGCCTGTGTTAATCGCCTACTGGTATAAGCATGATTTACAGAGGATCATGGAGCGGACCGGGGCGATGGAGCTGGACACGGCGGAGGATATGCAGAGATGGAATGCCGGGGAAATCCCGGTGGCGGCGATCCATCCCGCGTCAGCGGGGCATGGGCTGAACCTGCAGGCGGGCGGCTCCACGCTGGTGTGGTTCGGGCTGACATGGTCTTTGGAACTGTACCAGCAGATGAATGCGAGGCTGTGGCGGCAGGGGCAGGAGGAGACGGTTGTGATCCACCATCTGATCGCCAAAGGCACACTGGATGAGAGGGTGATGGCTGCACTGGAGAAAAAGGACTGCGGGCAGTCGGCACTTGTGGATGCGGTAAAAGCGAGGATTGGAGGCGTGGAATGAAAGCAGGAGAGATGTTCAAAGGGTATCAGGATATGAGGCAGGAGTGCATTGTGCTGGAATTCCAGATACGGCAGTTTGAAGGGGTTTCCCATGGGGATGTGATCGAGAGCATGACTTTTTCCAATCCGCAGGAGGAAAAGGTGCAGACAAGCGGGCTTTCCGACAGGACGGGGAAAACAGCCATCCGTTACCGCCGTGTGAAAGAGCGCCTGGATGATGACTGGTATGATTCCCTTCTGGACAGATACCAGTATCTGCAGGAAGAAATACAGTTTTTTGAATATGCGGTCACCAAACTGAGCGGGCGTCTGCCGGAGTTCATCCGTGACATGGTCATGGAGCGTATGTCATGGACGGAGCTGATGTCAAAATACAGTGTGGGGCATTCTATGGTCGGGAAATACCGGAAGATGGCAGAGAAGGAACTGAACGTGCTTTATGAAATCCGTGAAAAACAGGCGGACTCCTATATGCTGAGTTAGGCGGTGGACTATTGGTGGACTGTTGGTGGACAAAGAGTGGATTGAAATATAAAAATTTCTGTGGTAGTATTATGATGCGAAGAAGTGTAGGGAGCCTTGCGGATGAATCCGTGGGGCTTTTTTCATGCCTCCGCACAGGGCAGCGGGCTTTATCCTTTCACCGCTGTCCTTTTCTTTTGCAGAAAGGGTGGAAAGGAGACATTGATGGATTGTTTTGCGTTATGTGAAAATGGATACTGTAATGCGCTTGGCGGGAAATGCCGTGGTGAAACCTGCCACTTCCATAAGACGAGGGAAGAACAGGCGCACTCGCTGGAAAAGGTGAGTGAAAGATTACGGAGCCTGCCGGAGTACCAGCAGGAGGCCATCGCTGATAAATATTACGGCGGCGTGAAGAAATGGTGATGCTTTCCTTCACTGCCGCCCGTCCGTCTTACCCGCCGTTCACAAACCGGCAGACGGTAAAGCCGTCCTTAAGCCCCTCGCGGTAATAAAGCTCGTTTTCGCGGGCAGCCCTGCGGAACGCCTCCGTCTGCATCCCCTTTAACAGTTCCCGGTCATCTTCCGGGAGGCTGTCAAGGATGCGCCGGAACTGTGCATCCCTTTCCTGCCTCTCTGCCTTTTCTTCTTCTGTCGGCTCTTTGTTATTGCGCCGGAAGATAAGGTCCATCCGTTCTATGATGGTCTGGGTGAGGAATTCCCCGTCCGTCATGGCACGCCACCTCCTTTCGGGAGACAGTTTAAAACAGGAGGGGCGCAGCAGCCAATACCAGATAGTGACAAAGAAAGCGGCGGTATTTTAAGCATACTGCCACTTAGGAAGATAAGCGTGAAACCACCTTGCCATAAACGGGATTCAGAGTTAAAATGCCCACACCAAGAAAGGAAGGGAGGTTTTAGCATGATGCCGGAAGGCTGGGAGGAAGCGCTGGAGATGGCGGAGCGGTACCGGGATTATTTCTCGGAGCGGGATGCGGACATCGCGCTTGGCAGGAGCGGCACACATTTCTTTTATGTGTATGACCGTGAACACGGATATTTTGAAGTGTTCCACACATTCCATACGGCGGCGGAGCTGGAGGAACTGATCTTAGGGACGCTGGCAGAGGATCTGGAATGCATGAACGCGGTGATGGCGGAGAACCTGCATGAGCGGTTCGATCTGACGGACATCAACGAGACGCTGGACAATTACGCGCCGCGGTTCCATATGCACACGCTGGCGGAGCAGCTAAAGGCTGTGGCTGGTGAGCAGGAGAAGTGGGGCAGGATGATGGCGCAGACCTACAGGGCGCTGTGCGGCAGGCTGCCGCAGGAGTAAACAGGAAGGAGGCGTACAACCATGCCGAGGAAACCGATGAAACCGTGCAGGCATCCCGGATGCCCGAAGCTGACGGATGGGATGTACTGCACTGACCACGCAAAGCTGCACGCCTCTGACCGTGCCAGCGCATCCGTCCGTGGATACGATGGCCGGTGGGAGAAAGCACGGAAACGATTCTTGAAAGCACATCCCCTCTGCGTGAAATGCATGGAGCAGGGGAGATTGGTAAAAGCAACGGTTGTTGACCACATCATCCCGCACAGAGGGGATGCGAAACTGTTCTGGGATGAGAGCAATTGGCAGAGCCTTTGTAAGAGTTGCCACGACCATAAAACCATGACGGAGGACCGCTATCAGGAGTTCCATTACTGACGGTTTCCGTGATGGTTCTTTTCCTTCCATATTCCGACAAGGCACAACATTTCCCGTGGAAATCTGCATGGGGAAGGGGGTCGAGTTATCTCTACAACTGTCGAAAAATATCGACCGCCGCCCCCTCAGACGCGCGTTTTCGCAAATTCGCACAGGGGGGATAGGAAATCGCCCCAAAATCTTACATAAACATTGATTTTTCAAGGCTTTCAGGCACTTTAGTTTTGCGTGAAAGTACCGAAAAACCCATGTTTTTGGGCTTAAAAACCATCAAAAAACGGTGGTTTTTGGGCCTTTTTTGATGGAGGTGGAGGGAAAATGACCGATTTTGAGGCGGCGCAGGTGAAGGAAATGCGCTTAAACGGTATGGGCTACCGTGCCATTGCGGAGGCGCTGGGGCTTTCTCGCGACATCGTCCGCAACCACTGCAAGGCAAAAGGGATGGGCGGCTATGTGGCGGCAACCGTGAAGAACCTTAAGGAGCGGGAGGTGCAGAACGGCATCTGCCTCTGCTGCGGGAAGGAAACCGAACAGGCGGGGACGGGCAGGCCGAGGAAGTTCTGCTCAGAGAGATGCCGGAGGCAGTGGTGGAAAGCACATCCGCAGGAGGGGAACAGGAAAGCCATTGTCACAAAGAAATGTGAATGCTGCGGCAGGGAGTTTTCCTTTTACCGGAGCAGGAAACCGAAGTATTGCAGTTATGACTGCTACATCAAGGCAAGGTTCTGGAGGGATTAGAGAATGGAGTTTAAGAAGATCAGGATTGCCGACCTTATCCCGGCATCCTACAATCCGAGGAAAAAGCTGAAACCCGGCGATAAGGAATACCAGAAGATAAAAAATTCCATCACGGAGTTCGGTTATGTGGAGCCGGTGATCGTCAACTCAGACATGACCATTGTGGCAGGACATCAGAGAGCCACAGTCCTCACGGATTTGGGATATGAGGAAATTGACTGCATCGTCATTGACATTGACAAGCAGAAGGAGAAGGCGCTGAACATCGCCCTCAATAAGATCACGGGTGAATGGAACAAGGAGCTGCTGGCGGATTTGATCGCCGACCTGCAGGATTCGGACTTTGATGTGTCCTTCACCGGCTTTGAGCCGCCGGAGATCGAGCAGCTATTCAATTCCGTCCACGATAAGAAAGTGACCGAGGATGATTTCGACATTGATGCGGAACTGGAAAAACCCGCCGTGGCAAAGATGGGTGACGTGTGGACGCTTGGCCGGCACAGGCTGGTGGTGGGGGATTCCACCCTGCCGGAGACATACGATGTGCTGATGGCAGGGGCGAAAGCAAACCTTGTGGTCACAGACCCGCCGTACAATGCGAACTATGAGGGGACTGCTGGGAAGATCATGAATGACAACATGCCGGATAAGGAATTTTATCAGTTCCTTTTTGCAGCATTCGTAAACATGGAGCAGCACATGGAGAGCGATGCCTCTATCTATGTATTTCACGCTGATACGGAAGGGCTGAATTTCAGGAAAGCGTTCAAGGCGGCGGGATTTTACCTTTCCGGGTGCTGCATCTGGAAGAAGCAGAGCCTTGTTCTTGGACGGAGCCCCTACCAGTGGCAGCATGAGCCGTGCCTGTTCGGATGGAAGAAGGGCGGGAAGCACAACTGGTATTCCGACAGGAAGCAGACCACCATATGGGAATTTGACCGCCCGAAGAAAAGTGACAGTCATCCGACCCAAAAGCCAGTGGGATTAATTGCATATCCCATCAAGAATTCGAGCATGAGCAACTGCATTGTATTGGACCCCTTCGGCGGCTCCGGCTCCACGCTGGTCGCCTGTGAGCAGACGAACCGCATCTGCTACACCATAGAGCTGGATGAGAAGTTTGCGGATGTAATCGTGAACCGCTATATCGAGCAGGCCGGCTCTGCGGAGAATGTGTCCGTGGAGAGGGACGGGGTGAAAATCCCTTATTCGGAACTGGAAAAGGAGGCGGCAGGCAATGAGTGACAGGGGATTATTGGTTGAGATTTTCCGCAGGATACACGGTCTTGGCGGGTGTGACGCATCGGAATCATTCAGCCGCGGATGGGATGCGGCGGTGGCATCCTGCGAGGATGTGCTGACGGAACTGGCGGGCATCACCTGTGACGATCTGGACGGGGGTGGCTCTGATGGATGAAAATGGGAAACTGACGCTGGGCAGCCTGTTCTCCGGCTCCGGCGCTTTTGAGCTTGGCGGCCTGATTGCCGGAATCCGCCCGGTATTTGCTGCGGAAGTGGAGCCTTTTCCTATCCGGGTGACCACAAAACGGCTGCCTTTTGTGAAACATTATGGTGACGTGAACAGCATCCGCGGGGATGAAGTGGAACCCGTGGACATCATAACATTTGGCAGCCCGTGTTTTCCTGCGGGTACGCTGGTCCTTACCGACAAGGGCTATACCGAAATAGAACAGATAGAAGTTGGGATGCGTGTGCTTACGCACAAAGGTAGATGGAGGAAAGTAACGGCTGCCGGTTCCAGACAGGCTGAAACCATAGTCCTGAAGGGGAACCATTACGGGCTTGAATGTACTAAAAACCACCCTATTTATTGCAGCAGTGAATCGAAAATTGAAAATAAGATAAGGATCGAGGAAGAAAAATCATGGATACCAGCGGCGGATATGAAAGGCCGGCTGTGGGGCGTTCCAAGAAAGATTGAGAAAACACAGATGATAAGTCCGCATTATTCGGGGAGCAGGAAGCAGAAGCCGATGCCCCTGATGGATGGGGACTTTTTTTATTTTGTGGGAAGATGGCTTGGTGACGGGTGGGTCCGTGACGGGCAGAGACCCGGCAGGCCGGAGGGGCAGTGCAGCGGGCAGATTTACCTCTGCGATTCCTACGATAAGGAAGATGAGCTCCGCTCCATAGTGGAAAAGGTCACATCCTCGTACAGCGTGGAAAGGTGCAGGACCGCAATCAAGTTCAGGTTCTGCGGGCAGGTGCTTTGTAACTGGCTCACGGACAATTTCGGGAAATATGCCGGCGGAAAATATATAATGCCGTGGGTGTATACGCTGCCGGAAGAATACAGGCAGGCAATACTGGACGGGCTCTTTGACAGCGATGGGTACAGGCCGAAGGAGAATGAATGGAGGGTGACGACCATCAGCAAAAAGCTGGCGGAAGGGCTGCGGATACTTGGGGAAGTCCAGGGGTATTCGACTACTGTGTTCAGGACTGTGCCGTGTGAATACAGGATGATTGAAGGGCGGAAAGTCACACAGAAGCCCTGCTATATGGTGGTGTTTTCCAGGAATGCCAGCAGGCCGCACCTGACAGACGCAGCCCACGCATGGTACAGGGTGAGGAGCGCCGAACCGACAGGGGAAGTTAAGACGGTCTATAATCTGACCGTTGAGGATGATAACAGCTATGTGGCTGACGGAATCGTAGTCCATAACTGCCAGAATCTGTCGATTGCAGGCAAACGGGCGGGGCTTGACGGAAAGCAGTCCAGTTTATTTTTTCAGGCAATACGGATCATAAAGGAAATGAGGTGTGCGACAGATGGGAGATACCCAAGATTCATCGTATGGGAGAACGTGCCGGGGGCATTCTCCTCAAACGGCGGGGAGGATTTCAGGGCAGTGCTTGAAGCGGTCTGCTCCGTCAAAGACGGGGGCATTCATGTTCCTGGACCTCCAAAGGGAAAATGGGCGAATGCCGGATGCGTCATGGCAGACGGGTTTTCCCTCGCGTGGCGGGTATTCGATGCCTGCCTGTGGGGCGTCCCCCAACGTAGGAAACGCATCTACCTTGTCGCAGATTTTGCAGGCGGGTGTGCCGGAAAGATATTATTTGAGTCCGAGGGCGTGTCAGGGTATACTCCGCAGGGCTTCCGTGCGTGGCAAGGAACTGCCGGAGGTGCTGCGGAAGGCTTTGGAGAAACAGGCAGCATCAGCGTCTGTTTAAACGACCAGGGCGGGAGCCGTATGGACGTGACCGATGACGTGACGTGTACCTTAAGGGCGGAGGCGCACCATCCCCCGTGTGTGCTGGAGCAGGCAGTATTTGAAAACCACTCTCAGGATACGAGATACACGGGGCCTTTGGAGACCGCGCCCACGGTCAATGCCACCTACGGCATGGGCGGGAACAACCAGCCCTTTGTGGTGGAAACGCCAAAGACGCTGAAAATCCGCTCTGGATGTGAGGGCGGCGGAAAAGGTGCGCTGATACAGGATGATAAATCAGCAACGCTTTCCTGCAGCAATGACCAGACCCTCTTTGTGCCTTTCTGCAAAGGGACGCGCCCGCATTCCGCAGAGGAAGCGCCGACCTGGAAGGACGGGAAAGTGGCAAACACTCTCAACACATTTGATATCGGGGAAAGCCGCTGCAATGAACTTGTGGTGCAGGCATACGGCATCTGCTCCAAAGAGAGCAATGCCATGAAATCCGGCAATCCCCACAGCGGATTCTATGAGGCGGACACATCCCGGACGCTTGACGCCAACGGCGGGAATCCATCCTGCAACCAGGGCGGCATTGCCGTGGTGGCGGTGCAGGGCTCCATGATCGGGCGGGATGATAAGAACGGGCCGCAGGGCAGCGGCGTGAATGAGGATGTGTGCTTCAGCCTGACAGGGGCAGACCGCCATGCGGTGGCATACCCCACCTACTGCACGAGCAAGAATTCCCATTTCACGCGGGCGGAAAAGGAACTGGCAAACACGCTGGTGGCTACGGATTATAAGGACCCGCCCGTCATCAATGACGTGCAGACCGCATCCGGCAAAGAGATATTCGGCACACTTTCCGCAAGCATGGGCTCCAAGCAGTGGCTCGGCAACCAGGAAGCGTTCAGCGGCGATTATCATATCGTAGAGCCGGACTATATCGTCCGCAGGCTGACTCCTACGGAATGCGCGAGGCTGCAGGGGTTCCCGGACTGGTGGTGTGACGGGCTGGGTACGGAGAATCCCACGAAGGAAGAAATGATATTCTGGCGGGAGGTGTTCGAGACCCACCGTAAAGTTATAGGCACCTCCAGTAAACCGAAGTCTGACAGCCAGATACGCAAATGGCTGGAAGACCCCCATTCCGATTCGGCGGAGTACCGTATGTGGGGGAATGGCTGCGCCCTGCCCAATGTATATTTCGTGCTTTGCGGCATTGTGTACTATGCACAGTTCCCGGAATTTTTATTGTGACATTTATTCCGACATTTCAGTTGCTTTTATCCCCGTTCAGAGTGATTAATGTAGTACCGAAAGGGAAAACAAAGCCGGAGGGCTTAAAAACGGAGGAAAAAAGGATGAGGATTGAAACGAATGCAGCAAACAGGAAAGATGTGGTAAAGGCGGTCAGCGCCATTTTAGGGCAGCCTTCCCGGTACCTTGGGGTGCCGACCTGCAGCTACCAGATCGGGAACTGCACCATCGACAGGGGCGGCGCAGTGGAGACCGGGGATGAGAAAACAGCGGAGATGGTAAGGGCGGGGCTTCTGGAGCAGGGCCTTATCGACACACCGCAGACGGAGATTGAGGAAACAACGGTCAGCCTCCCGGTGGAGGGAATGACGGCGGAGGGGCTTAAGAACCTTATTTACCTCATCCACAGCAAGCAGTACCTTATCAACAGGGCATTTGCGGAGGAGGTCTTCCGGATTCCTGCGGAACTGGTGGAGGCGCTCGGCAGCGCGGAGATTCCCGATGCGGAAACTTTCCTGCAGACATTCCAGAGCCACGCGGAAGGATGCAGAGGCATCAGCTTCCCGGACGGGAAAGCGGCATTCACCCTCCCCGCCGTCAACGACCCCGACATGATACGGGCATTCACGCACCTTACAGCGGCGATGGCGCAGCAGGCAAAGGAGCAGAAACGCATCAGGCCGGATGAGACCATCGAGGAAAACGAGAAATACTACATGAGGATATGGCTCCTGCGCCTGGGCTTCGGCGGCGCGGAGGGGAAAGAGGTCAGGAACCTCCTGCTTAAGAACCTGAAAGGGCATTCCGCTTTCCGCACCGAGGAAAACAAACAGAGGTGGCAGGAAGCCCGCCGGAACGAGCGGGAGGCGGCAAGGCTGCAGGCGGCGGTGGAAGCCGCAGGGCAGCCGGAGGCGGAGCTTGCGGGGACGGAGGCGGACGCGGTCCTTATAGAGCAGGTGAACCAGAGTTTTGAAAAGGGAATGGAGTAAACCGCCGCCCGTATTTATACCATAGAAGATACCCGGAAAAGCACAGCAGAAAAGGCTGTAAAACACACAAATTTGCAGCCTTTTCCCCCGAAATCTTTGTGTACATTATGAGCAGAAATAAGTGGATAAATAGTGCGTTCAGAGTGATTAATAGACTACCAAAAGAAAAGCAAGCGCAAGGAGGAAACGCACATGAGGACACAGAGATTCGGGATCGAGATTGAAATGACAGGGATTACAAGGGAAAAGGCAGCAGAGGCCATCGCAGAATATTTCGGCACAGAGAGCTTTTACATCGGCACCTACTACAAGACCTACGGGGCAAAGGACAGGCAGGGCAGGACATGGAAAGCCACCTACGACTCCAGCATCATTGCACAGAAAAAGAGCGGCGGGCGCACGGTAGGCGCAAACGACACCTACAAATGCGAGATCGTCAGCCCCATCCTTACCTACGAAGACCTGCCGGATCTGCAGGAGATCGTAAGGCAGCTAAGACACAAAGGGGCTTTTGTAAACGGCCAGTGCGGCATCCACATCCATGTGGACGCCAGCCGCTACACGCCGCAGACCCTGCGGAACCTTGTGAACATCATAGCGAGCAAGGAGGACATCCTTTACAAAGCCCTCCGGATCGACCCCGCAAGGCTGCGGTGGTGCCAGAAGACCAACGAAAAGCTGATCGAGGCCATCAACCGCAGAAAGCCGCAGACGATGGAAGCCTTAAAGGACATCTGGTACGCAGGCTCCACAAGGGGCAGGGACGAGCATTACAACGATACAAGGTACCACGGGCTGAATTTACACTCGACCTTCACCAAAGGCACGGTTGAGTTCCGGCTTTTCAACAGCACCACCCACGCGGGCGAGATCAAGGCATACATACAGTTCAGCCTTGCGGTGAGCCACCAGGCGCTGACGCAGAAAAAAGCCTCCGCAAGAAAGACTGTGACCGACAACGAAAAATACGCATTCCGGTGCTGGATGCTCCGGCTTGGGCTTAGCGGGGACGAGTTCAAGACCTGCAGGCTCCACTTCCTGAAACACCTCGAAGGCAACTCCGCATGGCGGAACGCGGCTTGAAGGCCATAACGGGCGGGAAACCGCCCTTAAGGCAGTAGGAGGGCAGCCTCACTAAAAAGCGAAAGGATGATGGATTATGAAGAAACTGTACATTGCTTACGGCAGCAACATGGACGAGGGGCAGATGGCCTACAGGTGCCCCACAGCGCGGCTTTTGGGGCAGGCGGAGGTGGAAGGTTACCGCCTGCTGTTCAAAGGCTCGCTGACGGGGGCATACGCCACCATAGAGCCGCAGGAGGGCGGCAGGGTGCCGGCGCTGGTCTGGGAGATCGGGGAGGCGGACGAGGCAAGCCTTGACCGCTACGAGGGATTCCCTTCCTTTTACTACAAAAAGGACCTGACGGTGCGCCTTGACGGGCAGGAAGTGACGGCGATGGTTTACATCATGGACGAGCGGAGGCGGCTGGGCGAACCCGGCGGCGCTTACTACGGAGTGCTGGAACGCGCCTATGAGAAATTCGGGTTCCCGATGGAGACGCTGGAAACCGCCTGCAGGGAATGCAGGCCGGACAGGGCGCTTCCGGGCGGCTGGCGGACAGGCGACACCTGCTTCCTGCTGACCCATAAGAAAAAGGGGCTGACAAACCAGTACACCGTGCGGGGGTATGACGGCAGGTATTTTGAACTTTATGACAGGGCGCAGAATTTCTACCGCGTATCCATAGGCAGGATGTTCCGCAGCCGTGAGGCGGCGCTTGCCTCCCTGCGGGGGAACGGGGGTGTGCAGGATGAGGCTTGACATCAGGAAGGAGGAGCTGGAGGCCCTGCGGGCGGAATACCCGCGGGGCTGCCGGGTGGAGCTGGTAAGGATGGATGACCCCTACAGGGAGATGCCGCCCGGACTGAAAGGGGTGGTGACGGGGGTGGACGATTCCGGCTCCATCCATGTGGATTGGGAGAATGGCAGCACCCTGGCGGTGGTTTTCGGAGAGGATCATGTGATGAAAGCTGAGGAGGGAGCGGCATGGAATGGGCAGAAGCGGAGAGGCAGGTAAAGGCCATCATGGAAAAGCACGGGTACCGGACGATGGAGGGCGTGCCTGCGAAGATCGATTGGGAGGGCAGGGAACACCTGCTGGATCTAAGGTGCGTCCAGTGCGCCGGTCTCAGGGATGCCCTCAAAGGCGGGAAAAAGGTGGCGCTCCGGGTTGAGGCCGCCGTCCGTGGAAGGAAGGACAGGTGGATGACGGCGCGGCTGGTCGGTGCGCTTGCAGAGGAATGCCGCAGGGCAGAGGGGCTGATGCGCGAGGTGGCGGAACGGGAGATCACCTTTACCGACTATCTGGAATAAAGGGGAATTATGGGAGGAGATGACTGATATGGCGATGCAGCAAAAATCACCGGGAAATGCACACCAAAAGCGGAACTGCTGGCAGAGGGGCAATGGCTCCTACAGCATGAGGGGCGAGCTGCGCCGGGGCATTTCCCTGAACAAGAAGTATCTGAACCGGAAGGTGCGGTATGGCAGTAAGCAGGCACTAAAGCGCGGGGATTATAAGCGCATGTGCAAGACTTTACATATGGTGGAGTTCTCATAATCCGCCATAAATTTTCGGGAGGGAAAGGGATGCTGACGGAGAAGATAAAAGATCAGATATTTGCAGTCAGGGACAGCGGGGCGACCAACATGTGTGACACGGCTGCGGTGCAGCGGGCGGCATTTGAGAAGGATTTCTACGAACTGGTGCTTTTTATCGAGGAAAACAGGGAGTCCTATTGGGATTTCATCCTTACGGGCAAGGAATGACACAGCGGGGCGGCTTTCCGGGAAGGGATGCCGCCCACTGTAATGTACACAATTTCCTGCCATTATCTTTGTCACATTTATGCCTCTGAATTTAGTGGATAATACCTTCGTTCAGAGGTAACATGTGTCTAACAAAAGGAAAACGGAGGGAAAAAGGATGGTAAGAAAAGGGGTAATCGGGATACCGCAGGACGGAAGGATGACAGCCTGCAGCTATACGGTAAAGCATTATGAGGAAGGAAGCAGGTACGGGATTGACGGCGGGAGGATTTCCAAGCTGGCCATAAAGATAGACGGGAAGACCACCTGCTGCTACGACAGGGGATGGGACTGCGAGCCGGAGGATGACGCAACAAAAGCGGCGTTGGCGATCCTGATCATGGAATACAACTAGGAGGGAAAAACACGATGAAGGAAATTTACAACGGATATGATTTGCAGACAGAATGGGATGATGAGGCGCTTGGGTTTGGATTCAGCGTCCATGAAAAAAACGGCGCGGAGGTTTCCCGCAGCGTTGACCCATATTTTTATGAAGAGAACGCACTGACAGCGGCGAGGGCAGCGGCGGACGCGCTCCCGGAACAGGGATAAAGGCAGAGGAGGGAAAGAGGATGAAACTATACAGGGTGGATTACTACGAATGGAACTACACATTTTCAGATTTGTTACCGAGGCAGATGCTTTCGGTGGGGAAGGACGCGGAGGAAGCCATTGCAAACGTAAAGCCGAGGGCGGACAGCGACGCGAGGAATTTTTCCGCAAAAGAGATAAAAACAGTCATGGGCCATAAGATAATGGTCAGATAAAAGCACATACATAGCAGCAGAAAGGGTTCCTCCGGGAGCCCTTTTCTGCTGTGTGAATTTAAGGGGAAGGAGGCGGCAAAAGTGCAGAGCGGAAGGAAGCCAAAGCCCACGGCGGTAAAGGCACTGGAGGGCAACCCCGGCAAGCGGAGCCTTAACACGGGCGAGCCGAAGCCGGAGAAGAAAGCGCCCCGCTGTCCGGCATGGCTGGAGGGCGAGGCGAAAAAAGAATGGAAGCGGATGGCGGGGCAGATGGAAAAGCTGGGCATCCTCACGGAAATAGACATGGCGGCATTTGCCGGGTACTGCCAGGCATACGCCAGATGGAAAGAGGCGGAGGAATTCATCACCCAGCACGGCACCATCGTAAAGACGCCCTCCGGCTACTGGCAGCAGGTCCCGCAGGTGTCCATCGCACAGACCTACCTTAAGATCATGAACCGTTTCTGCGAGCAGTTCGGCCTTACCCCTTCCTCCCGGAGCCGCATCATGGCGGAGGGCGGCGAGGACAAGGAAAGCGATGCAATGGAGCTTTTGCTCTTTAAGGGAGGCGGGGGATAGTGTTTGATGAGGGAAAGGCGAAACGGACGGTAGATTTCATCAACTGCCTGAAACATACCAAAGGGAAATGGCGGGGGCAGCCCTTTGAACTGCTCCCGTGGCAGGAGACGGTCATCCGGGACGTGTTCGGCACGGTGAAGGAGAACGGTTACAGGCAGTACAACACTGCCTATGTGGAAATCCCAAAGAAAAACGGGAAATCGGAGCTGGCGGCGGGCGTGGCTCTGTACATGACCTGCGGTGATAATGAGTGGGGCGCAGAGGTTTACGGCTGTGCCTCTGACCGCCAGCAGGCATCCATCGTCTTTGACGTGGCGGTGGATATGGTGGAGCAGTGTCCGGCATTAAAGAAACGCATCAAGCCCGTTATGTCAGTAAAGCGGCTGGTGTATAAGCCAACGAACAGTTTTTATCAAGTGCTTTCCGCGGAAGCCTACACCAAGCATGGGCTGAACGTCCACGCAGTCATTTTTGACGAGCTGCACAGCCAGCCGAACCGGGAACTGTTCGATGTCATGACCAAAGGCTCCGGCGATGCCAGGACGCAGCCGTTATTCTTTTTAATAACTACAGCCGGAACAGACCGCCATTCCGTCTGTTTCGAGCAGCACCAGAAGGCGGAGGACATCCTGCAGGGCAGGAAGATAGACCCCACCTTCTATCCCGTTATCTACGGCGCATCCGATGATGCGGACTGGTCATCAGAGGATGTGTGGAGGAAAGCGAACCCCTCGCTGGGGCATACCATTGACATCGAGAAAGTGCGGAATGCGTATCTGAGCGCGAGGGACAATCCGGCGGAGGAAAACATCTTCCGGCAGCTCCGTCTGAACCAGTGGGTGAAGCAGTCCACAAGGTGGATGCAGATGGAGAAATGGGATGCCTGCGCCTTTCCCGTGGACGAGCGGGAGGTGCTGGGGCGGGAGTGTTACGGCGGGCTTGACCTGTCAAGTTCCATTGACATCACCGCTTTTGTTTTGGTATTTCCTCCGAGAAATGATACGGAAAAATATATTTTACTTCCGTACTTCTGGATACCGGAAGAAAATATGCGCCTGCGGGTGCGGCGGGACCATGTGCCTTATGACGTGTGGGAGAAACAGGGATTTTTGCAGACCACGGAGGGCAATGTGATCCACTATGGATTTATTGAGAATTTCATTGATAACCTCGGAAAGAAATTTCACATTAAAGAAATAGCTTTCGACAGGTGGGGAGCGGTGCAGATGGTGCAGAACCTTGAGGGGCTTGGATTTACAGTCGTTCCCTTCGGGCAGGGCTTTAAGGATATGTCGCCGCCCACCAAGCGGCTGATGGAGCTGGTGCTGGAGAAGAACATCGCCCACGGCGGGCATCCCGTCCTGCGGTGGATGATGGATAACATCTTCGTCCGCACAGACCCGGCGGGGAACATCAAGCCGGACAAGGAGAAGTCAACGGAGAAGATAGACGGCGCTGTAGCCACGATTATGGGGCTTGACCGTGCGATACGGAACGGTGGCATCAGCACGGGAAGTGTGTACGATGAAAGAGGGATTCTGACGATTTGACAGATACAGGGAGGTGCCTATGAAACTACCATCCATTTTTGGAACAAGGGGCGCAAGGGATAAGCCAAAGGACAGCTACGGCGGTCAGGCTTATTCCTTTTTCTTTGGGAGAAGCACCAGCGGGAAAAATGTGAATGAGCGTACCGCCATGCAGACCACGGCGGTCTATTCCTGTGTGCGGATACTGGCGGAGGCGGTGGCATCGCTCCCCATCCATGTGTACCGCTATACGGATACCGGGAAGGAGCGGGTGTATGACCACCCATTATATTATCTTCTCCATGACGAGCCGAACCCGGAGATGACTTCCTTCGTGTTCCGGGAGACGCTGATGAGCCATTTATTGATATGGGGTAATGCCTACGCACAGGTCATCCGTGACGGGAACGGCAGAGTATTATCTTTGTACCCATTGCTCCCGGACAAGATGGAGGTTGACCGGGATGAGCATGGGCGGCTTTTCTACACTTACACCCGGAACACGGACGAGAACCCCAACTTTTCCGAATACGGGCGCGTGAGGTTGAAGCCGGAGGATGTGCTGCATATCCCCGGCCTTGGCTTTGACGGGCTGGTGGGGTATTCGCCCATCGCTATGGCAAAGAACGCGGTGGGCATGACGCTGGCGTGCGAGGAATACGGCGCGTCCTTTTTCGAGAACGGGGCGACACCGGGCGGGGTGCTGGAGCATCCGGGGGTACTGAAAGACCCGGCGAAGATAAGGGAGAGCTGGCATTCCGTTTACGGCGGCTCTAAGAATGCCGGGAAGGTCGCCGTTTTGGAGGAGGGCATGAAGTACCAGCAGATCGGGATTCCCCCGGAGGAAGCACAGTTTTTAGAGACGCGGAAGTTCCAGATAGACGAGATTGCAAGGCTGTACCGCATCCCGCCCCACATGGTGGGCGACCTTGACAAGAGCAGCTTTTCCAATATTGAGCAGCAGTCTTTGGAATTCGTGAAATATACTTTAGACCCGTGGGTGATCCGGTGGGAGCAGTCCATACAGAGGGCATTATTTCTCCCGCAGGAGAAAAAAGAATATTTTGTGAAAATGAACGTGGACGGCCTGCTCCGTGGTGATTATGAAAGCAGGATGAAAGGTTATTCCATCGGCATCCAGAACGGGTTCATGTGCCCCAATGATATACGGCGGCTGGAAAGCATGGATTTGATACCCGTGGAAGAGGGTGGGGAATTTTTTCTCACCAACGGGAACCTATGCCGATTAAAGGACGCAGGACTTTTCGGGAGAATTCCGGGGGAGTCACAGAAGGAATAAAGATATAGAAACAGGCGGGTATGTTCTGCCTGTTTTTTCTATGCAGAAAGCGAGGTTAGCAGGAATGAAAAGGAAGTTCTGGAACTGGATCAAAAATGACGCGGGAGGGGAGGAAGAGCGCACCCTCGTGCTGAACGGTGAGATTTCGGATGAGACGTGGTACGGGGATGAAGTGACGCCCGCCCTGTTCGCAAAGGAGCTGAATGCCGGGAGCGGTAACATCACCGTGTGGATCAATTCACCTGGCGGCGATGTGTACGCCGCGGCACAGATTTACAACATGCTCATGGAGTACAAAGGCGATGTGACCGTGAAGGTGGACGCACTGGCGGCATCCGCAGCCTCCGTCATCGCTATGGCGGGTACCACGGTGCTGATGTCCCCGCTCAGTTTAATGATGATCCACAATCCGATTACAGTAGCAATCGGGGATTCCAAAGAAATGCAGAAAGCGGGGGAGATGTTAAATGAAGTGAAGGAAAGCATCATGAACGCTTATGAGATCAAGACCGGGATGGACCGTAAGAAGATATCCCACCTCATGGATGCGGAAAGCTGGTTTAACGCGAAGAAGGCCGTGGAGCTTGGCTTTGCGGACGGCATCCTGCACGGGAAGGAAGATACAGAAGAAGGGGATGGGGAGGAAGAACTGGAAGGGCTGATGTTCTCCCGGACAGCGGTGACCAATTCCCTGCTTACAAAACTGATTCCGAAAAAGCCGGAGGCAAAGGTACCCATAGAGCAGTTAGAAAAGAGATTGAACCTATTAACACATTAAATTTTATGGAGGGAAATGTTATGAGCAGGATTTTAGAACTGAGGGAGAAACGGGCAAAGGCATGGGAGGCGGCAAAGAAGTTCCTCGACAGCAAGCGCGGCGAGGACGGGCTGCTTTCCGCAGAGGACACCGCCGCCTATGAGAAGATGGAGAAAGAGGTAGTCGATCTTGGGAAGGAGATCGAGCGCCTGGAGCGGCAGGCCGCCATTGACGCGGAGCTGAATAAGCCCACCTCCGAGCCCATCACCAACAAGCCCAATAACCATCCCGATGGGGAGGAAAAAACGGGCAGGGCGACTGACAATTACAGGAGGACGTTCTGGAACGCCATGCGCCGGAAGAATTTCTTCGATGTGGAGAACGCCCTGCAGGTGGGCACGGATTCCGAGGGCGGCTACCTTGTGCCGGACGAATTCGAGCATACGCTGGTGGAGGCGCTGGAGGAAGAGAACTGTTTCCGGGGACTTGCCACAGTGATCCAGACCTCCAGCGGCGACAGGAAGATTCCCGTGGTGGCATCCAAAGGCGAGGCGTCATGGATTGACGAGGAAGGGGCGTACCCGGAATCGGATGATTCCTTCGGTCAGGTCTCCATCGGCGCTTTCAAGGTGGCGACCATGATCAAGGTATCGGATGAGTTACTGAATGACAATGTATTCAACTTAGAGGCTTACATCTCCAAGGAGTTCGGGCGCAGGATCGGCACCAAGGAGGAGGAAGCCTTTTTCATTGGGGACGGCAAGGGCAAGCCGACTGGTATTTTAAATGCCACGGGCGGCGCTTCCGATGGCGTGACCACCGCCACGGCGAATATCACCTTTGATGACGTAATGGATTTATTCTATTCCCTGAAAGCGCCTTACCGCAAAAAGGCTGTGTGGCTGCTGAATGACACCACGGTGAAGGCCCTGCGGAAACTGAAAGATAACAACGGGAATTATATCTGGCAGCCTTCCGTGCAGGCGGGCGTGCCGGACATGATTTTAAACCGCCCTTACCACACTTCCTCCTATGTGCCGGAAGTGGCGGCGGGCAGCAAGGTGATGGCATTTGGAGACTTTTCCTATTACTGGATTGCTGACAGGCAGGGGCGCTCCTTCAAGCGTCTGAATGAACTGTTTGCGGCAACCGGGCAGGTGGGATTCCTCGCTTCACAGCGTGTGGACGGCAAGCTGATCCTTGCCGAAGCGGTAAAGACCATGAAAGTGAAATCTTCTGCATCATCGGGATCATAAGAAGGGAGGCGGCATGGATGGCAGTCCTGACATTGGAGGAGACGAAACAGTATCTCCGTGTTGACAGCAGTGATGAAGATTCCTTTATTTTGGGATTGATCGAGACCGGGGAAAATCTGTGTGCAGATGTGGCACGGATGGAGATAGCAGAACTGGAAGCGCATCTTCCGATGGCGCGGATTGCCGTCCTCTATGCCGCCGCCTATCTGTATGAACACCGGGAGCAGGCAGACCACGGGGAATTAGTTCAGACGCTGCGCGCCTTTTTATTCGGCATACGGAAAGAGGTGTTCTGATGGCGCTTGGGGAATGGAAGGATAAGATCATTATTCAGAAGAGCGTGGCGGGCAATGACAGAGCCGGGAACCATGTGCTGGCATGGCAGGATTATTACACCTGCCACGCCTATGTGAACAACCTTTCCGGGAAGGAGTATTGGGAGGCGGCGCAGCTTAATGCGGAGAAAGAAGTGTTTTTCCTTATCCGTTATTGCAGCGAAGCCGCCGCCATTGACACGGAGCATTTCCGTATTCTGTTCCGGGGGCAGGTGTATAACATCACATTTATCGACAACGTGAAATATCAGAATAAAACCATAAAGTTGCGGGCGGTTTTGGAAAAAAGGGGAGGCTGAATAAATTCTCCCTTTGGAAAAGAGGTAAAAATGTCTGAAAAGAAAGTATCCATCGGGCAGATGGCGGAGGCGGTCATGGACGGCCTCATTGAATATGCCGGGCTTGCCACGGACGTGATGAAGGACTGTGTGACTAAAGCCGGGAACACGGTGAAATCGGAAGTGAAAGCAAACGCCCCGGTTCGGACAGGGCAGTACAAAAAGGGATGGGCTGTGAAAAAGCAGAAAGAGACCGCCAATGCACTAGAACTGGTGGTGCATAACAAAAAGCGTTACCAGCTCACCCATTTATTGGAGAAAGGCCATGCCAAGCGTGGCGGCGGGCGTGTCCGGGCATTCCCCCACATCGCCCCTGCGGAACAGGCGGGCATCCGGGAACTGGAGGAAGGCATCAGAAGGGGGCTGGAAGGATGAAGCACGATGATGTATTGAAGATGATGGAGGAAATGGGGCTGCCCTTTGCCTATGACCACTTTGTCGAGGGCGAATCCCCGGAGCCGCCTTTCCTGGTATTTTTATATCCCAAAGCTGCTAATTTCGCAGCGGACGGGATCACGTATTTCAAAATCAACCAGCTAGACATTGAACTGTACACCGATCTGAAAAATCCCGATCTGGAGGAAACCATAGAGGCTGTTCTGTTAAAGTACGGTATTTTCTATGGCAAGAGCGAGACGTGGATTGAATCGGAAAAATTGTACGAAGTCTTGTATGAAACGGAGGTCTGAAATGAAGAACAACAATAAAGTGAAATTCAATATCTGCAACTGCCACTATGCTTTGCAGAAAACACAGGAGAATGGGGAGATCGGATTCGAGAACCCGGTGGCAATGCCCGGCGCGGTTTCCATCGCCCTGGACCCCAACGGGGAGCCGGAATCGTTCTATGCGGACGGCATCGAGTATTACATCATAGCCAACAACATGGGCTATGATGGGGATCTGGAACTTGCCCTCATTCCTGAAAGTTTCCGCACGGACGTGCTGAAAGAGGAAGCGGACAGTAATGAGGTATTGGTGGAGAACGCCCATTCCGAGACTGCGGCCTTTGCGCTGCTCTTTGAGTTTGACGGCGACATCCGCAAAATCCGCCATGTGCTGTATAACTGTTCCGCAAGCCGCCCCAAGATCGAGGGCAAGACCAATGAGGAGAGCCGGGAGGTGCAGACGGAGACGCTGACCATCAAGGCAAGGCCGCTGGCAAGCGGCTATGTGAAAGCCAAGACAGGAAATAAGACATCTGCGGAGACTTATGCCAACTGGTATAAGAGCGTATATCTGCCGGAACCCAAAGCGGTGGATGCGGAGACAGAAGGACAGGGATGAAGGAGGCTGAAAGGATATGAGCATTGTCAGGAAGATAGAGATAGACGGGCAGGATGTGTTGTTCAAGGCATCGGCGGCAATTCCGCGTATTTACAGACTGAAATTTCAGAGAGACATTTATAAGGATTTGCGGATTCTGGAAAAGAGCATCGGTGAGGGGGATGAGGAAAACTCCAACCTCGATCTATTTTCATTGGAGATGTTCGAGAATATCGCCTACACGATGGCGAAGCACGCAGACCCGCAGATACCAAATGAAGTGGATGAGTGGCTGGACGGATTCAACACCTTTTCAATATACCAGGTTCTGCCGCAGCTTATAGAACTGTGGGGACTGAACGTGCAGACGGATGTGGAGGCTAAAAAAAACTTCGCCCAACTGAGCGGGAAATGACCACGCCGCTGTTCCTTCTGCGGTGTGTGCAGCTAGGGCTTTCGATGGCAGACTTGGAACTGCTTTCAATAGGATTAATCAATGATATGTATTGTGAAAGTATGAATGATACCTATTCCTACGCTGTACTTGGCGATCAGGCCGCGATGGATGCCTTTTAAGTTCCACATTTTTTTAGCGGAACACAGCACTTTATTGAATAATCAGCCGCTTTATTATATACTGGAAAGCGGTTGATTGTTCAATATTTTTAAGAGGGAAGGTATGGTGCTGTGGATTATTCGGACAGGGTGTTATTTGAATTGGAACGCTTGGAAAACATTTGTGACAGATATAAAACAGAACTGCGGTTTTTAAGTAAAAGGATTAGGCGGGATATATGGAAAGACGGGAATGATTATGTATTGGCAAGGATATTAAAATCTTTAAATGACTCATTGGAAGAAACGTATCCAGACAAAGCGGATTGTACGGTAGATACTGTACTGGATTATACACATACGTTGGGGAAATATAATATTTTTATTAACCCCAAGCTGGATGCGGGATATTATGAGAAATTGATAGATGATATTCTGCTTGAAAATGCAAAGGTAATCATAGATGAGAAATGGAAAAATATAAATGCATCCAGCGATGGTTCTAGAACATTTTTAGAGACATTTGGTGAGGTGTTTACACAGTCCATTGAATTGCGGAAAGAAGAATTTTTTCGCCCATTACAAAAATCAGATATATTATGCAGAGTGGTTGACGGGTGGGGGCATGATACAGACAGGTTTATTCCGTGGCCGAACAAAGCGCAGAACCGATGGAACCCACCGGGGAGAACATATCTCTATTTATCATTTGCAGAAAGTTTGCAGGAATATAATGCGGAGCTTTCCATTAGTGAGTATGTGTGTTTAGAAGAGTTCCGCGCCAAGAAAGGTGAAAAGTATTCTTTCTGCCTGTTTGAAAAGGCGAAAGAGGGAAACATCTTAGACTTGTCTTATAATGATATTGATTTAGGTGCATTCAGGAGAAAACTGGATAATTATAAGCATGGTCTGGAGAAGGTGATTTTTTCAGAAATCATATCTGACCCTAAGAAGGTCGAGAGGTATAGGAAGAATGGGAGGGAACTAAAACAGGCAATAAAGCAGAAATCAGAAAGCATGGTAGATCATCAGATTATAGCAGATGCCGTTACAAAGCAATACCTTAAAATGGTATGTAACTGTATATATAAAAAAGTAGATGAAAAAGATGATGATAAGAAGGAGGAGGCATATAGGTCATTTCACATTTTATCGGAATATCTGGAAAGCAGGGGAGTGACTGGAATTATTTACCCATGTACCCGGACAGATAAGGTTGTTGGAAAAAATGTGGTTTTGTTCAATATTCATGATGCGATTCCGATTGAAGGGAGTATTCGGGAAATAATTTATTAGCAGACAGAAAACATAAGTTCAATACATAGCATCGGTTAGAAATAATCGGTGCTTTCTTTATGCTCGGAGAAATCCGGGCTTCTTTTATGCCTGATTTGGGGAAGGAAGGTGAGGGGAGTGGCATCAAGGATACAGGGCATTACGGTAGAAATCGGCGGCGATACCACGAAACTCACCACCGCCTTAAAATCAGTCAATACTGACATCCGCACCACACAGTCTCAGCTTCGGGATGTGAACAACCTCCTGAAACTGGACCCCGGCAATACGGAGCTGCTGGCACAGAAGCACCGGCTCCTTGCGGATGCGGTGCGGGAGACGAAGGAAAAACTGGAAACCCTGAAAGCCGCTGCGGAGCAGGCAAATGAGGCACTGGCAAAGGGAGAGATCACCCAGGAGCAGTACGATGGTTTGCAGCGTGAGATCATTGAGACCGAGGAAAGATTAAAGAGCCTCGAAGAGCAGGCGAACCAGTCGGCGGTGGCGGTGCAGAAGATTGCCGCCGTGGGTGAGGATTTAAAGAACTTAGGGGATAAGATTTCCGGTGTAGGGACTACCCTGACCAAAAGCGTGACCACGCCCATTGTGGGGCTTGGCACGGTGGCGGTCAAGACGGCGGCGGACTTCGATACCGCCATGAGCCAGGTCGGGGCGGTTTCCGGGGCTACGGGGAAAGACCTTGATGCCCTGCGGGATAAGGCAAGGGAGATGGGGAGCAAGACCAAGTTCTCCGCATCGGAAGCGGCGGAGGCCATGAACTACATGGCGATGGCGGGCTGGAAAACTTCGGATATGCTTTCCGGCATCGAGGGCATCATGAACCTTGCCGCCGCCTCCGGGGAAGATTTGGCAACTACCTCTGATATCGTGACGGATGCGCTTACCGCTTTCGGTCTGACCGCAGCGGATTCCGGGCATTTTGCGGATATCCTTGCGGCGGCATCCAGTAATGCCAATACCAACGTCTCCATGATGGGCGAGACCTTCAAATACTGTGCGCCCATTGCCGGGGCTTTGGGATTCTCTGCGGAAGATACCGCAGAGGCGATTGGGCTGATGGGCAATGCGGGCATCAAGTCCACACAGGCCGGTACCGCCCTCCGCACCATCATGAGCAACCTTTCCGGGGAAGTGAAAATCTGCGGTTCGAGCATCGGGGAAGTGACCATTGCCACCACCAATGCGGACGGGAGCATGAGGGATTTGAGCGCCATCCTCGCAGACTGCCGGACGGCTTTCGGCGGATTGTCAGAGTCCGAAAAGGCAGCGGCGGCAGAGGCTTTGGTAGGTAAAAACGCCATGTCTGGATTCCTCGCATTGATGAACGCTGCCCCTGCGGACATTGAGAAGGTGAGCAGCGCCATAGCAAACTGTGACGGGAAGTCGGCGGAGATGGCGGCGACCATGCAGGATAACCTCGCCGGGCAGCTTACCATCCTGAAAAGCCAGTTGGAGGAACTTGCCATTTCTTTCGGTGAAATCCTCATGCCCGCCATCCGCCAGATCGTCACATGGGTGCAGGGATTCGTGGATAAGCTGAATGGCATGGATGAGGGCACCAAGAATACCATTGTCACTATCGGATTACTCGCTGCGGCAATCGGCCCCGTGCTTATCATCATCGGAAAAGTTGTGTCGGCAGTGGGCAGCATCATGACCTTCATCCCGACACTGATCGGCGGCATTTCCAGTATCGGCGGAGGTCTTAGTGCGCTGTGGGGCATCCTTGCGGCGAACCCGGTCACCTTAGTGATTGCCGCCATAGCTGCATTGATTGCTATCTTCGTGGCTCTCTGGAATAACTGCGAGGGCTTCCGGGAGTTCTGGATCAACTTATGGAATGTAATCAAAGAAGCGGCTGTTGCGGTATGGAATGGATTGAAGGATTTCTTCTCCAACATCTGGAACGCCATCACCGGGGCGGCACAGTCCATCTGGAACGGGCTAAAGGACTTTTTCAGCGGATTATGGGAAGGGATAAAAAGTATCTTCCAGACTGTCCTTGACGTGATAAAGACGCTGATCGTGGCGCGGTTCGAGTTCTATAAGATGATTATCACAACCGTGCTGAATGTGATACAGACAGTTGTATCCACGGTATGGAATGCGATTAAAACAGTGATTGAAACCGTCACAAACGCCATCGGCTCTTTCCTGTCCTCCGCTTGGGAAGCGATAAGGAATACCGTCACCACGGTAATGGAGGCGATTCGCAGTGTAATCACATCTGTATGGGAAGCGATAAAGTCAGCGGTGACGGCGGTGCTTTCCGCCATTAAGGATGTGGTGGTCTCTGCGTGGGAGGCGATCAAGAACGCCATTTCCACGGCAATGGAGGCGATACGTTCTGCGGTCATTGCCGCATGGGAAGCCATCAAGAGTGCGGTGTCCTCTGCGATTGAAGCGATAAAAAATGTGGCTGTGGCGGCTTGGGAGGCCATCAAGTCAGCGGTCATCTCCATTATGGAGGCAATTAAATCTGCCATCACCGCCGCATGGGAAGCCATCAAATCCGCAGTAAGCTCCGTGGTCAATGCGATAAAAGAGGTCATCACCAGTGTGTGGAATGCCATCAAGTCCACGGTCACAGTCATTGTGGGAGGACTGAAAGACGCGGTGGTAAATGTGTTTAACAGCCTGCTCTCAGGAATCAAGAATGCCATGAGCGGAATCGCCGGGGCGGTGAAGAGTGGATTCGATGCGGCGATTAACTTCATCAAGGGCCTGCCCTCACAGGCATTGCAGTGGGGCAAGGATATCATCGGCGGCTTAATAGATGGCATCAAATCCAAGATCAGCGGCCTTGTGGACAGCGTGAAGGACATCGCGGGAACCATTGCGTCCTTCCTGCATTTCTCCGAGCCGGACGAGGGGCCGCTTTCCAACTTCCACACCTTTATGCCGGATATGATTGACCTGCTGGGCAAAGGCATCCGTGGGAATTTAGGGAAGCTGACCGGTCCCATGAAGGAACTGGCAGGGATGCTCATTCCAGAGGCGGGGGCAATGGAAAGCATCACATCCTCCGGGAATGGCGGGAACGGGAATGCTTCACTGGCGGCAAGGCTGGATGCCATGTATGAAGTGGTTACAAAGTATCTGCCCAGGCTGGCAGACGCACAGGTGGTATTGGATTCCGGGGTGCTGGTCGGGGAACTGTCAGACGGGCTGAACCGGGAGCTGGGAAAGGCGTATTCATGATCAGGAAATTCAGGCTTATAAACGGGGAAGGGGTGTCATGGGATTTGAACGCCCGGACGTCCTTTTTCCATTCCATTGGCGGCTTCGGCTATAAGGACGGGACACAGTATGAACAGATCGGCACGGACTTCATCCCTCTGGAGGAATTATTCTCACAGGGTGTGATGACCGGGCGGATATTTTTCGGAGGCAGGAATGCCTATGTGAATTACCGTGCATTTTCAAGATTCGTCCGGGCGGTGCCGCTGACCCTCGTGTATGAGATGGAGGAGGCGTTCCGTGTTCCGGTGCGGATGACGGAGATTGCTAAGAGTGAGTTAATCACTGGCGGGGCGGGGCTGGATTGTGAAGTTGCATTTACGGCAACCGGGCTGTTTTATAAGAATGTTTCCGGCTACAGCGGCACAATCGCCATTGGCGGGAAGATTTATCCATACGAATACACCTATGCCTATGCGGACGTGACGCAGAACACGCTGATGATCGACAGCGACAGCCACGGGGACAGCCCGTGTAAAGTGACGGTATATGGCCCCTGCACGAATCCCGTATGGAAGCACTATGTGAATAATGTTTTGTATGAAACGGGAAGGTACGAGGGGAATATCCCGGATGGGCATAAGCTGGTCATCGACACCACGCAGATTCCCTACAGCATTACGGAGCGGGGCGTCAGTGACGAGGTGGTGGCGGACAGGTACCAGATGTGCGATTTCACCACGGAGCGGTTCTTCCATTTGCAGTACGGCAGCAACCGCATTTCCGTGGTGCATGAGGGGCTGAATATTCTGAATGTTATGGTTGAGGGGAGGATCAGCTATGAGACCGTATAACGTGGAGATATTCACGCAGGACTTTGAGATGGTAGGGAACACCAATGTAAATGAGATCACCTATAAAGAGGACTATTTATCTTCCGATGGGAACACGGTTACGGTGCTTGCTCTGCCCGGTGTGAAAAAGCAGGACTACATCCGCATCAGCCGGGGCAGTGAGGAATATGCCGGAATCGTGACAGAGATCGGGTATGGCACGGATAAATCCAAAAAGCTACAGACCATTTCCTATAAGCCCCTTATGGAACTGCTCAATACGGATGTGCTGTTTGATGTGGATTTGCAGGGGCAGGGGAGCATGGAGCAGTTTATCTGTGACAGGATAAAAGAAATGTTTATCATCAATGAAGATGAAATGCAGAATATCAAAGGTCTTTCCGTCAGCGCAGTTACCGCCACAAAGGACTGGAGTCTGCACATCACGCCCTCCGATAAGGGCGGACATTACAATATCGTGAACCTCATTGATTCCGTCATCATCCCGGCAATGGAGAAGTACAGCATCCTTGTAAAGACAAAGCTGGATATCCAGAACCGGGAAGTGCAGATTTCGGTGGGGAGGGCGGCGGCAGGAATCATCACCATAGAGAGCGATTTGCCGAACATTATCAAAAAGAGCGTCACCATCAAGCAGGTCAGCGCGGATGTGAATAAGCTGATTATTTATGATGCGGAAAACTATGCCAACACCCGGATTTATTATCTGCATCCCGATCTTGGCTACGATACGAAGGACCGTGACCGCATTGTTCCGGTGGTCTGTGAGATGCAGGCTGTTTCCCATGAGGAGGGGAGCAGCTTTGAGAGCGCGGCCATCAGCGCCGCCCATAACAAGTTCGCAAATTTATCCTATTCAAATTTAATCGAACTTACCATGATGAACGGTGACGCTTTGGTGAAGCCGGAAGAACTGGAATTCGGGCAGGTGGCGGACATCATATCGGATGGGGAGAGTTACCGCAGCATCCTCACGGGCAGGGAGCGTGGCAAAAATACAAAGCTGGTGTTCGGCACGGTGCGGCTGGATTTGACTAAGATTTTAAGGAGGCAGGAGAATGGCTGACAACATCACACTGAAAACCTATAAGGGCGGCAATGTCACACCGCAGGATGACGCCATCATCTACGAGACGGCGATCCCCGGCAGCGGCATCTTCAAAGGGTGCGAAGTGACCTATGCGAGAGGAAATGTGCTGCATATCTCGCAGGGCTTTGGCATGATACGGGGGCGGTTCTTTGAGGTGTATGAAACGGAGATTGACGTGCGCCTTGCGGACGTGGGGGAGACGCTGGACGGAAGGGTGTATATCCATCTTGATTTATCCAATGCGGATGAACCCATCAAGATACTGGCGCAGGCGGCAGCGGAGCTTCCGCCGCTGGATGCGGATGTAAATATCAATTACAACAATTCTTCCTACGATCTGGAACTTGCCATCTTCACCGTATCTTCCGCAGGATTGGACGGGCTGACAAAAGTGTTCCCCACGCTGAAAGCCGGGAGCGGAGGCGGCGGGGGAGGAGGGGAAACCCTCACCCGTGCCACTTCCTATGCCGTAGGGGATGCGGTGACCGCAGTGGGCGCTCCGGGGTGGGCGACACTGGTCTGCACACAGGCAGGAACCACGGCCGCCTCCGAGCCTTCCGGGTATTCGAGGATCACCAAAGTGGGGGACAGGGTTTTGGATGGAACCGCGGTATTCACGGCAAGGAACATCATCGGGGAGCTGGACGGCGTTATTTCTTCCAATGCATCCCTCGGAGAGTCTGTGCAGACTCTGGATGAAAGAGTGACGGAGATGATGAGCAGCACTGGCCTTGTGATGAAACTGGTGAGCCTTGACGAGTACCGGGCAATGGAAAGTTACAGTGCCACCACCATTTATCTCTGTTATGAGGATGAAGCCACAAAAAGGGTGACGCGGATTTTCGTGGGAGAGGACAGGGTATATGCGGCGGGTGTCAAAGTGACATATCAGATCGACACGGGGTATGCATTGGAAAGGACTGTGCCGGACAGGGAGGACGCCATTGCCGCCGCCCCGGATGCCGCGCTGGAGGGATACACCTTTGTGGGATGGCGGCAGGATGACCAGGCGGAAAAGAAAGTGCTTTCCGAGTTTATCATCAGTTCGGAGGAACCCGTTACGCTCTATGCAGTGTTCAGAAAGCAGATGACCGTAGGGCTGATGCCGAACGGCGGCACCCTTGCAGAAACCGGGGCGGCGGAGTCCTTTACGGCTTATTGCTATTACAATAACGGAAATGCACAGAGTGAACCCACCACGATCCCGGCAAGCCCCTACACGAGAAATGGTATGTCCTTCTGCGGATGGAGCATTGACTCCCTTTCCACGCCATCTTACAAACCGGGGGAGAAAGGGGTATTCCCTGCGGAGGCTGCGCTCTATGCCATGTGGGTGACCACGGAGTATGACTTCCCCTACACAGGGAATTATGTGCAGTTTGTTATCCCCCAGGACGGCATCTATGAGTTTGAAGTGTGGGGCGCATCCGGGGGCAGCGCAAAAGTGGACTCCCTTGTGGCGGAAGGCGGTCTTGGCGGTCATTCCAAAGGCTATAAGAAGATGAAAAAGGACGAGGTGGTCTATGTATATAATGGCGGCGCTGCAAATGGGACATCTCCGGGGACAAACGGCGGCGCTTATGGATACAGCTATACGAATGGCAGGCAATATGGGGCAGGTGGAGGCGGCGCTACCCATGTGGCAACAAAATACGGTTCGTTAGGGTACAGCAATGGGGTGAATTACTCCAACAGGGAATGCGTCCTGATCGTGGCCGGAGGAGGCGGAGGAGGCGCAATAGACAATGGCACAATCCACAAAGGCGGAGACGGCGGAGGGGAGCGGGGCGGGGATGGTTCCGGCGGTGCCCTGGGAGGGCGGCAGATATCCACGGGGAGCAGCCCTTCCACAAACTTTGGTTCAGCGCCGTCTTATGGCTCATCCAGCAGCACCTGCTATTCCGGCGGCGGAGGCGGATGGTTCGGCGGCAACTATGGCATGCGCGGCGAGTCAGGCGCAGGAGGCTCCGGCTATGTGGACGGTGTCGCGCCATTCACCCACAACGGGAAATATTATCCCGCAGAGACTGAGGCTGGGGTGAACGAAGGGCACGGGAAGGCATTCATTCGGTATGTGGAATGCGCGTAACAGTAACTGCACCCTATGAGGTGCTTTTTTTGATGTCAGATTTGAAGGAGGAACTGGAATGAAGAATTTTATCGAGGCGGCGCAGTATGCGTTCGCGGCGCTCGGCGGTGCGCTGGGCGCGGTCATGGGAGGTTTTGACGGCTTCCTTTATGCACTGGTGGTATTCGTGGTGGTGGACTACATCACCGGGCTGATGGCGGCAGCGGTGGAGAAGAAGCTCTCCAGCGAAGTGGGATTCAAAGGCATTTTTAAGAAGGTGGTCATTTTCAGCCTTGTGGCGGTGGGGCATATCGTAGATATGCACATCATTGGGGAAGGGAGCGTCCTGCGGACGGCGGTCATCTTCTTTTACCTCTCCAATGAGGGCATTTCCATCTTAGAGAATGCCGCGGGGACGGGGCTGCCCATTCCGGGGAAGTTAAAGGCCGTGCTGGAGCAGCTACGGGAGGAAAAAGAGAATTAATGGATTTTTAATCTGAGGCATCGGTGTAAAAACTGATGCCTTTTTCGTGCAGAAAGAGAGGGAAATGGGATGAATTTAAAACAGAATTACCTTACGGAGTCCGGCTGTTATAAAGCGGGAAAGCGCATCACCGTGAAAGGTCTTATGATCCATTCGGTGGGATGCCCGCAGCCAAAGGCGGATGTGTTCATGAAGAACTGGAACAGGGCAGAGGCATCCGCCTGCGTCCATGCCATCGTAGAGCCGGACGGGGATGTGTACCAGATTTTGCCTTGGAATCATAGGGGCTGGCACTGCGGAGGCGGAGCGAACAATACCCATATCGGCGTGGAGATGACGGAGCCTGCCACCATCCGATATACGGGCGGCTCAAACTGGACGGAGACAGGGGATGGGGAGAACACGAAGAACCATGTGCTTGCCACCTATAAATATGCGGTGGAATTGTTTGCATATCTGTGCAGCCAGTATAACTTAGACCCGCTTGCAGATGGTGTGGTGATTTCCCATTCGGAAGGATGCAGGAGAGGCATTGCCAGCAACCACGGAGACGTGGAGCATCTGTGGTCTAAGTTTGGTCTGACTATGGAACAGTTTAGAAAAGACATCAAAACGGCGATGAAGGGCGGCTCGGCGGCGGATTCCCTTACCGCCATTATGGGAAAAGCGAAAGCCACGGCGGATCAGATGAAATCCTATCTGAAAAAGAAAAATCCGTCCGTGCCGCAGTCCGTTCTGGATATGGTTCCGCTGTACCTTTCAGAAGGGGAAGCGGAGGGCGTGAGGGGCGATATCGCTTTTGCACAGTCCTGCCTCGAAACGGGGAACTTCACTTTCTCCGGCTCTGCGGTCACTCTTCCGCAGAACAATTTCTGTGGCCTTGGGGTGACACAGAGGGGCAAAACAGGACTGTCCTTTGAAACGGCGCAGCTTGGCATCCGGGCGCAGATTCAGCACCTCAAAGCCTATGCCTCCACGGATAAACTGCGGAAGGCAAGAATTGATCCACGGTTCCGCTATGTCACAAGGGGCTGTGCGCCATATGCGGAATGGCTCGGCCAGAAGAAGAATCCGCAGGGAAAAGGCTGGGCGGCAGGGGAGAAATATGGGGAGAAAATCCTCTCCATCCTGAAAGCCATTGTCAGCGAAGGAAAAGTGCAGTTCATGGAGAGCCTTACCCTTTCCGCACCCTACATGGTGCGCGTATCTATTCCCGATTTGAATATCCGCCGTGGCCCCGGAACGGATTTTCCCAAGACGGGCAAATTTACTGGTGTCGGCGTTTTCACCGTGGTCGAGGAAAAGGACGGTTGGGGGCTGCTCAAAGCCTATGCGGAAAAGAGGAACGGGTGGATTTCGCTTGCATTCACCACCCGAATGTAAGGTGGCATTCATATAGGAAGAAAGCGGCCAGACCGCTTGACTTTACGGCCTTTCAGAGTGATTAATAGACTACCCAAAAAGAAAGGAGCGCAGACGGTCATGGCAGATAAAGAGGGAAAAAAACTGAGGGCGTCAATCTACTGCAGGGTAGGAAACCCAAAGGATGCGGGGCCTTGTTTTAAAGAAAAATGCGGGAGCCCTGCGGGGCAGGGACGGAAAGGAGCGGATGCAGATGCGGATAAGGAAAGTTGCGATATATGCAAGGGTTTCAACAGAGCATGAGGCACAGCTTTCAGCATTGGAGAACCAGGTGCAGTATTACGATGACCTGATAGACAGGCACCCGGACTGGGTATTGTACCGCCGGTATATCGATGAAGGTATCACCGGCACCTCCATATCCAAGCGTAAGAATTTCGTGCGGATGATGGAGGACGCAAAGGACGGACATTTCGACCTGATCGTCACGAGGGAGGTGTCGAGGTTCGCAAGGAACACGGTGGACACCCTCCAGCAGACGCGGCTCTTGAAGCGGATGGGCATTGAGGTGTATTTCACCGAGGACGGCATATGGACCATGAACGATGAGGACGGGGAGCTGCGGCTGACCATCATGGCCACCCTCGCGCAGAACGAATCGAAAAAGACCTCCATGCGCGTAAAGGCGGGGCAGATGGTTTCCTTCCAGAACGGGGTGGTCTACGGCACCGGGAACGTGCTTGGCTACGACAAGGTGGGGCCGGAATACGTCATCAACGAGGAACAGGCGGAAACGGTCAGGAGGATATTCGACCTGTACCTTGCGGGCAACGGCTACCACAAGATCATGAAGCAGCTTGAAAAGGAAGGCCGCCGCACGGCGATGGGGAAGACGATGTGGCATTACGCCACCGTCGGCCATATCCTGAAAAACCGCCTTTACTGCGGCGAACTGGAATACCGGAAGGAATATGTGCCGGACTACCTGGAACAGAAAAGGGCGAAGAACAAGGGGGAGCTGGAGCGCGTCATCGTGGAGGGGAAGCACCAGCCCATCGTCACTAAGGAGGAATTCGAGCGGGTGCAGAAGATGATGGCGGAAAAGGACGCGCAGATGGGCCAGCGCCGGAAGAACAAGGGCGTCCACTCGGACGACCTCTGGCGCAGGAAGATGAGGTGCCAGTGCGGCCACGCCTTCGCAAAGACCAAGTGGCATACCAAGACGGACTTCATCACCTACACCTATAAATGCTACGACCAGACCCGGACGGGAACCATAGCGGCAAGGCTGAAAAACGGCCTGGGCATTGAGAACGTCTGCCGCTCGCCGCTGGTGCAGGACTGGAAGATGTACACGATGGCGCAGAAAGTCCTCCACGTCGTTTTCGATGACCCGGAGGGGACGCTCCTGGACGCGGCGGCGGTGCTGGGGTGCGGCATTGCGGGGGTGGAGCAGTCGGAAGTCCTGCGGGACAAGGAAATCATAGAAGAACAGCTCAAAAAGGAGCGGGGCAGATATGAGACGCTGCTCGATATGAGGATGAACAACGAGATACCGAAAGAGGTATTCAGCCGCAAGCAGCAGGAGGTGGGGGAGAAGATTGCGGAACTGGAGCAGCGGATGGCGCAGTACGGGGACGTGGAGCCCGCCACGGAGGCGGACGTGAGCGGCAAGCTGGAAAACCTGCAAAAGCTCATGGGGCAGTTCTCCATGCCGGAGGATGGCGAGTTTTCGGAAGAGGAAATGGATAGATATGTGTCAGGGGTGAGGGTTTACGAAGACCGCTTCGAGTGGCTCCTAAACTTAAGCCCCGATGCGGGAGGGGGACTGGATGATGCCGGTTCCCCCGTTTATTTCAAGAAGATAACGGTCACGCCGGATGACGAGCGGGCGTGGTTCAGGAAACACCCGCAGTGGTCGAAATCCAACAGGTACGCGGAGCTGGAGGCGTGGATATTCATTTAAAACGAAAGAGGGACAGGGCGGAAGGGCTGTGGCGCAGCCTTTCCGCCCTGTCACCGATTTGCGGTTACAGTTCTGAGGTCATTTCTTTTGCTTCTGTCGGCAGGCATTTCCCTAAAAACATGGCCTTGCAGTCGGAAAATCCCAACAGGTAGGCGAGCATCCCAAACCGGGAGCCGAGAGCGTTCTGCTCGCTGACGTAGCGGTCAATCAGCAGCCGGATTTCTTTTGATAAATCCATCCTGTCCAGTTCGCCGGAGTATATGTCCGACTTGCGGAGAATCGCCTGGTATTCCCCGTCACCGCTCACGATACCGTTCATGACGCTGTGCATGCGGGTATCCATCAATTGGTATAATGCAGAATCCTTTTCCAATCCAATCCCTCCTTCCGTGGTGTCGTAGCTTACCTCTGTTTTGTCTGGATTGCAAGCGGAAAAAGAAAAAAGCCGGAAACCGCTTGTAGCGTCCGACATTTTCTGATAAAATATTCATACGGGTACTGCCATAACGGTAGGCGGCTAGTTCTTCTACGGAGGGACTGTGACCCTCCGATTACATAGAAACCTGCTTGCAGGAATCTAGGAAAGGAGGGCTAAGTGGATGTTGACGATTGAAGGATTGATTTCAGTGCTTGGCTTATGCCTGACCTGCTTCGGTCTCGGATACGCCATCGGAAGCAAGGATAATAATAAACCACAAAAATAGCCGCCCCAGTCTGGAAAACTTAGCGGCTATTTTTGCAACTAATAATTTGGACTAGCCGTCTATCGGCAGTACCTTTATGTAAATATATCTTAGCAGATTTATGTGGAATTGTCAAACGCTGCGGAGCGTTCCGCTGAAATCATTTTATAGCGGATTCCGCAAAAAAGCAAAGGTTTTCTGTCGAATCCCGTTTGTCGAATGTCGAATTAGGTGGGGTAAATGGGGTAAAGAGGGGTAAAAGTCATCAAAGTATAACAGCGGCACAGGCGGCTATCTTAAATTGATGCCATAGGATTTTGGGTACTAATAGGCAAAAGTATTGAAGAATAGCTTAAAATTAAGGTTTTAGGCTTGGTGGGGTTCACTGGAATGGCTGGTGAACCTCACTTTTTGTTAGGGCATGGCCCTGTTCTCCAAAGTTTCGTTTTTCGCTGATCCGAAAAACGGAACTTTGGAGAACAAATAAACCACCTGCTCTACGCAACATCATAAACTTAAGCATGGATTTTATATATTTGAATTATCCAGGCTGAAACTTTATTAAACAGTGCGAATTAAAATTGAAAAATGCCCATAATCTCCCCTTAAAAGATTTATGGGCATTTTAAAAACTGTTCGAGGATGGGAATTACCGCCCGCATTATCTTGCCATTCAGGACTCCCAAAATCCCGGAATTTACTGGATGGTTCCTGTAAGTTCCAAGTTTGAAAAATATCAGAATATCTACAGCCGACAGGTTGCCCGGTATAAAAAATGCACCAAGATGTTTGCCATCAGTGAACTGTCCTGTACTTCCTCGAAAAAGGCATCTTTGATGTGGTAAAAAAATCCGGATTGTATATTTATGTTTCTCCTTAATAAAAATCCCCACCACAAAGGGTGGGGATAAATGTTCGCACCGAATAATTTATATCCCGCACCATCAGTAAGCGGCAACATTTTCTGTACTTTTATTATATGCAGAAAATAGGAAAAAAGCAATGACATATTTTTGAAATTTTGCATTTGGATACATAGGCACTTGCCATAACAGCGGGTGTCTTTTTAACGCATTTTTTAGGGAGGTATGAAATTGAACCAGAAGACGAAAGGAATTGTGCATAATGCTTTTTATCATACGCTTCGCCGATCAGCACCATCTGCGTACCGCAGACCGGGCAGACCTGATCTTCTTCCGAAAGAGGGATAACTGCTTTTTCAACCTTCAGGCCTTTGAAAAGCTCCTCATGGGCTGCTTTCTTCTTGCGGGTATGCTCCTGGATCATGGTCTCTTCTTCCAACAGCGATAGATCCTGTTCCACTTCGGCTTCATCAAAAAGGTTCTGCTGTCCTGGAATGTCATCGGTTCTTCTTTCACTGGAGGAACCGAAAAGCTTTTTGGTAAGATAGTCCACCTGTTCCTGAAGGGCTTTTTCGTGGCTGGTTTTTTCGTCAATAACAAGACGGAGAGATCTGATCAGTTCCGTCTGCTCAGAGATCATTGTTTTCAGCTGTGTTATAGTGTCCTTCAGCTCTCGCAGCTTGATGCCTTTTGCACTGGAAGCCATCGTTCTCTCCTTAGATTTGATACCTCTGTTATACCAGAAATACAGCCATTCCCAAAGATCTTTTGAGGAATCATTCAGCTGTACGGATATGGGTGTGAATTACAAAATCAGGCAGATGAAAGTGATATAGATGGCAATTATTTTAAGATTAGACAGGGTTATGGCAGACAGGAAGATTTCTTTGAATGATTTAGCGGATCAAGTGGGGATAGCAAATGTCAGTTTATCTAAGATTAAAACAGGAAAAGTAAGTGCTATCCGTTTCTCGACATTAAATGCCATATGTGACGCACTGGATTGCCAGCGGTTTTCGTTTTTCCATATTGGTTGCATGTTGCCTTGTGGGTATTGGGCATGTGCCCTTTTTCTTCCATAAAACAAAGGATGCTCAATTTCCCGATGCCGGCAGAAAAAGCCGCCCGCATATAAAATAACAGGAAACGGCTATGAGCGCAGGAAAATTTACAGTATAATAGGAAGGAAATTGCAGATTTTTACTACAGATAAGGAGAACAGGAGCATGACACACCAGATCTTTCATGAAATGATTGTGAGCTACCGGAAACAGCTGTTACAGGAGGAATATGCGGAAAGCACCGTACAGAAATATCTGAGAGATATCCGGGCTTTTACTGCATGGGCGAAAAGCAATCAGATACAGACGGAAGCACGGCCTGCTGACAGAGAACGCGGACATGACCGGGAAATGACAGAACAGGCTGTCGGTGCGGAAGCAGAAGCCGGCCGGACTGCAGAGTCCGGGTCAGAAGCCGGCCAGACTGTATATGCTGCCAGGTCGGACAGTGTGACTGTGGACAAGGAAGTGATATCCGGATGGAAGGCATATCTGGTGAAGACAGGGTATGCCCCGGTTACAATCAATGCCATGCTCTCGTCGATGAATGGATTCGTCAGCTACATGGGCTGGGAAGAGTGCAGCGTTAAATTCCTGAAAATACAGCGGAGAACTTTTCGGGACCAGGACAGAGAGCTGAGCAGAGCAGAATATGAAAGGTTGCTGCTGATGGCGGAAAAGCACGGAAATATCCGACTGATGCTTTTGCTGGAGACCATATGCTCCACCGGAATAAGAGTCTCGGAAGTGAAATACATTACTGTGGAGGCCATCAGACGGAAACGGGCGGATATTTCCCTGAAAGGCAAGATCAGAACGATTCTGATTCCGGGGAAGTTATGTAAAAAACTCAGAAACTATGCTAAAAAGCGAAAGATTACATCGGGCGAGATTTTTGTGACCAGAAATGGAAAAAGTATATGCAGACGTCAAATCTGGGGGGAGATGAAGCGCCTGTGCGCAGAGGCAAATGTGAATCCGACCAAAGTTTTTCCCCATAACCTGAGACATTTATTTGCCAGAACTTTTTACAAAATGTGCAAGGATATCGTAAAGCTTGCGGATGTGCTTGGGCACAGCAGTATAGAGACAACGCGCATTTATCTGATTTCTACCGGAGAAACCCACGCCCGTCAGATGGAGAAACTTGGGCTGGTCAGTTAAAGATAACGATACAATATGTGAATTGCCACAAATTCACCATTTTGTTTCGTGTAAGAATAAGAGGAATTCTGATTTGTCTGTTTCTTGCTATAGTATAGCACGGTAATATAGGATTTTCAAGATTATTTTATGTGCAGAGAGTTGGGAAAGTGACGGATTCAGACTCATTTTTGGAAATATTTGTATGACAAAAAAGAAATCTGGAAAAGTATTTTTCCAGGTTTCTTTTTTGTTATACTTTTTTCCGTTTTTTGAAAGATACAGTGTTTACTGTGTCTTTTTATTTTATGGAAATGCATTGTCAGAGGAGTTTGAATCCTGAAAAAAATCATAATATATCCGTTTTTTCGTTTTCTGAATATACAAGGTGGTCCTCTGCCTGCAAAATGGTGAATTTGTGGCATGTAAGGGCAATTAAAAAAGTAATTTTCTGCGGGGATATTGGAGAGAAAGGAGAAAAGGATGCCTGTCTCGGAATGGAAATCAGAACAGAAAACGGAAGAAAGGCTGACACCGGAAATGCTGGAACAGTTTCTGACACATCTGGCAGGGAAAGGATTCAGCCAGGCATCTCTGCAGGAATACCGCAGAGCGCTGTTGTTGCTGCAGGGCAATCTGCCTGACGGCGGGGCACTTACCGCATCCGGCGGTTTATGGTGGAAGCAGTGGCTGGAGGGACAGGGATTCAAGCCGCGGACAGTGAATATGCGTCTATCCGTATGGAACAGTCTGATGCAGTATCTGAATCATCGAGACTGGCAGGTAGAGACTTTTTCCGATATAAGGGAGGACGTGCAGCCGGAGCTTACCAGAGCAGAATACCTTCGCCTGCTGTCAGCAGCGAAACAGCTGGGACAGGAGAGAGCATATCTGCTGATTAAGGCTTTGGGCGGTATCGGACTGCGGATTCAGGAGCTTTCCCAGCTCACGGCGGAAGCAGTGCAGAAAGGTGTGATATATTCGGAATGTCAGAATGGTATGACTACCCGGGTGTTGCGGCTGCCCGCAGTGCTGCGGGGAGAGCTTCTGGAATACATGAAGCGGGAAGGAATTACGAAAGGGCCCATATTTATTACATCCGGGGGGAAACCTCTGGACCGCTCCAATGTAGGACAGAGCATTAAAAGGGTCAGCCGGGATGCCAGGGTGGCGGAGGAGAAGGCGAATCCCAGATGTCTGTGGAAAATGTACCTGTCTACCCAGGAGGGCATAAAGGCGAATCTCACAATCCTGCTGGAACAGGCCTATGACAGAATGCTGGAGCAGGAACAACTGACGACAGGGTGGGAGAATGGGTAAAAATGAATGAGAACAGGATTATCAGGTTTGGATTGCTGGGTTCCTTTTCCTGGGGAAACGGAGAAAATGGCAAATGGAAACAGAATACGGCCTCCGGCAGAAAGGCTTTGTCCTTTCTGCAATATCTGATTGTGAATCATACAAGGAATATATCAGCTGAGGAGCTTATCGACAGGTTCTGGTCTCAGCGCAGCAGTGATCCCATCAACGCGCTGAGAAGTATGCTCTTCAAGGTCCGGAAGTATCTGAGAGAGATGTTTCCCGGACAGGAGAATATGATTGTGACATTACAGGGATGTTATGCCTGGGACCCGGCGCTTCGGCTGGAACTGGATTCAGAGCAGTTTGAGCAGGCCTGTATAAAAGCCAGGAGACAGCAGGGAGAAGCAGGAGCGGAGACACTCTCCCAGGTTCTTCCTTTATATAAGGGAGATTTCCTGGCCGGGAATGACAGCGACTGGGCGATTCCCATGAGACGGTATTATCAGACTCTGTATCTGGATGCCTGCAGGGAGGTGTTGCCTCTTCTTCAGAAACAGGAGCGCTGGATGGAAATGGTGGCGGTCTGCGAACAGGCACAGAATATAGATTTTGCCGCGGAGGATTTCGTGGCGCATCGAATGCAGGCACTGATTTCTCTGGACCAGTCCGCACGGGCGGCGGAGCAGTATGAACAGTTCAGGGACCAGCTCTGGGAGGAATTCCAGATTGCGCCGTCAGAACATGTGGAACAGATTTACGCGCTGGCCATGGGTGTGAGCAGAGGCATTCAGGGAAATGAAGATATACTGAAAATGGTGACGGAGGAAGAGAGCGACGGCCGTGCCTTTTTCTGCAATTTTCGGATATTTCAGAAGATTGTGGCACTGGAGAGACGCCACATTGACAGAGACGGAGGCGCTTCCACACTGGTGGTAGTCAGACTGAGCAACAAGGTGATTCCTGCCACAGATGCAAAGCGGCTGGAGCGAATCCTGCTGGACGGTCTCAGAGCCGGAGACCCGGTGGCCAGGCTGGATGCGACTTCGTATATTCTGATGCTGACGGGGACTACCGAGGAAAATGCACAGATTGTGACAGAGCGGCTGGAGAAAGCGTTCCGCAGGGCATACTCACATTCCAAAGCCTGTATTTCGTTTCGGATGTCGCCTTTGGAAGCAGAGAGAAAAGTTTCTGTCGAGAATCTGTAAAAAACAATGGAAAAACAATGGACTTCATATAAAGTGGGTTCAAAGCTGAGAGAGAGGTGACGAAGGCATGGAGCTAAGCGGGAAGATGATTCCATGTGGAAGCCGGGAAGCAGTGGTGACAGTGCTGTCCTACAGCAACGGTATCATGGACGGATATCTGCAGCATCCGCGGCTGGATGGAAGAGAAAAGATTCAGAGCCTGTCTCAGATGGTTCTTCTCCTGAACAGCCTGGTAGACCTGGAAGATTGTCCGAACTGCTCTCTGCCATTGGTATCCAGGGAACAGGAAGCGGACGGGAAGCATTCCGTTTTTCGGATTCAGGTCCTGTTCCGGGAACATTACTCCTGGCAGGGCAGATTGATCTGGCAGAATGAAAATCAGGAAATCGTATTCAGAAGTGTCATCGAATTAATTCAGCTGTTTGATGAGATTCTTGGAGAATAG